GTAATCAATTAGTTCCTGTCTTGATGATGGCTTTGCCATTTAATTAGATACAAAAAATCCCTACCTGTATTTAGCAGATAGGGAGATTGGTTATATTTATTTAATTATTCTGCCGAAGCTTCCTCCGCTTCTTCCTGGGGTTGTTCTAGAAGAGCAAGAGTTTCAAGACCACCTTGAAGCTTTAGTTTGTACTCTTTAGCTTTTTCAAGACTTGCTTCTAGATCAATAATTTGCTTTTCGGCAGCAGCAAGCTGCTCTTCAAAATTCTTTTTGAGTTGTTCGGTGTCCATAATCGTTAATATAAAATAATATTACTTTAGTATTTATTCTTGTAAAGTTATAACTACTCTACCCACGCCATTGTTTGATGAACCAGTATTGGATTGATTGGTTCCGTTGTTAATAGATCCTCCTCCACTACCATTCGGTGTGCTGTAATAATAAATTCCTGTAGCTCCACCAGAATATCCTCCACCGCCAGCTCCACTGTGGTAAGTATCCCCTCCACCACCAAAACCACCTCTACAGTTATAAAGCCCAGAGCCACCTGTAGCTCCGTTTTTAAATCCTAATGGAAAAGTTCCAGCATAACCAGAGCTATTAAAACTAAAACTGGCTCCAGGTTGGGCATAAGAATTTCCATAATATGTTCCAGGTGTATCGCCATTATTAGTTGTTGGAGCACCATACCCAGGAGAATATCCGAAGTAAGTTGTGGTTCCTCCACCTCCTCCACCACCAGCAACAATTAAAGCTGACGAAGTTGACAAACTATCCCCAACAGAAACATATGAAGCTCCTCCTCCACCTCCTGCATTATATTGATTTACCCAAGTTCCTCCAATTTGACCAACACAAATCCAAAGTTTTTGATTTTTTGTTAAAGTAAAGGAACCTGTCATTACAGCTCCATTACCTCCAATACAACCAGAATAACCTTGACCTCCAACAGCACCATACGCTTGAATTTGATATGTTCCATCCTTAGGAACAGTGAACATTTGAATGCCAGTAGATGTTACGTCATAATATTCAGTTTGATTTAACCAAGGATTTGATGAAACATTATAGGAAGATAATAAAGCAGATTTTGTTGGACCAGAATTTAAGGTTGCTCCCCCATTTGTGAACGTAAAAGAAGTGAAAGCAAATAATCCACCACCAGCATTTGCTCCTCCTCCCCCACCTTCTTCTCCTGCTATACTCCAATCTCCTCCATTATAAATCTCGACTTTTGCTGAAGTAGAATTAAAAATAAGCATACCCAATCTAGGAGTAGCCATTGAATCCCTTTGTGCTTCCGTATAAACTGGGATTTTTATACTACCAGTAACTTTTAAAGATCCAACGTTTAGATGAGACATTCTATTTTTTTATTTCTACAATATTTATAGGATAGTAATGGTAACACTGCCCATTCCAGCATTAGCGGAGCCAGTATTGGATTGATTGGTTCCGTTGTTAAATGATCCACCACCAAAACCATTTGGCGCACTATAATAATATTGACCAGTATTTCCTCCAGAATACCCTCCTCCACCAGCTCCAGTGTGATAAGTATCTCCACCACCACCAAAACCACCAATACAGTTATAAAGACCAGATCCACCCGTAGCTCCATTACGGAATCCTAATGGGTAGGTTCCTCCATAACCAGAGCTATTAAAACTAAAGCTTGCTCCAGGTTGAGCATAAGCTGCTGGTCCTACAGACCCAGCTGTATCACCATTATTAGTTGTTGGAGCACCATACCCAGGAGAATATCCAAAGTAATATGAAGTTCCTCCACCACCACCTCCTCCAGCAACAATTAAAGCAGTGGAAGTTCCTAAATTAGAACCTTTTGAAACAAAAGATCCGCCCCCACCAGCTCCAGCATTGTAGGGGTTTACATAATTTCCTCCAGATTGACCAACACAAATCCAAAGTTTTTCTCCTTGGACTAGAGCAAAATCTCCTCTCATGTTGGCTCCATTTCCTCCAGATTGACCATAAGCTCCTTGCCCACCAACGGCACCAATAGCTGTAATTCTATATGTCCCATCTTTAGGAACAGTAAATCTTTGAATGCCTGGGGATGGAACATCATAAAATTGACTATCATTTAACCAAGGATTGGCTGTCGTATTATAAGTAGATATTAAAGATTGGCGACTAGGACCATTATTTAATGTCGCTCCTCCATTCGTGAAAGTAAAAGTAGTGAATGGAAACAATGCTCCAAAAGAAAGTTTCCCAGCAGGAATCCACTGAGATCCTGTGTTTACTTGAACTTCTAAATCATCTGTATTATATACTAGAAGACCAGCCTGATTTCCTAAAGCATTTCTTTGTGCTGTAGTTAATTTAGGAATGTTAATTTTAGATGATACTGATATATTTCCAGCATTAATAGCGGACATAATTATTTTATCTACCTTGTAATTTATTTATTTCCATTCTTCCACATTATAATATGAAAGTTTGTATGTTCCGTCAGCCTGTAGAGCATAAACTAAATCTCCGTCTTCTGGATTTTCTGGATAAGAATCAACAACATCAATAGAAAATGATGTTGTTGATACTACAGTGTTTACTATTAGTTTTGAAGTTACTGATGGTTGCATAGCTGAGATAGAAGATAAAATTTACAATTAAATAATGTTCCAAACGCCACCTTCTTGGATGGTGACTGTGTAACCACTGCCTATTGTTATAGGACCAGCACTTACAGCATTATCACTAGCAGAAATGGTAACATTTTCGGTAATAGATTTTCTATTAACTCTAATTACTCCATATGTATCTAGCCATTGTTTATCACCATTGGCATACAACACAGAAATATTCTGACCAGATGTGAAATTAGAGCCAGAAATATTTAATCCATTGTTGTTAGCACCTCCAACATGTAAAGTATAACTTGGATTGGCTAATCCGATACCAACCTTAGATAATCTATGAATATCTAAGCCATTTGATGATTCGGTCCATCTTGAAGTTACAAATGGTAAGTTATTTTGATATACTTGACCATTAATGTTAATATTACCTTCAACATTTAATTTGTATGTTACTGTGGATCCAGTTGCTGTACTAGTAAATGTAGTTGTTCCAATACCAACTAAACTACTTGTTCCAGAAATAGCAATTGCTGGAGTAGTAGACCATGTAGTTCCTCCATTATCTGTGGATGGAGTAATTTCAAAAATATCATTAGCATTTAGTTGATTACCAATTCTGAAGTTTCTGTATCCAGAAGCACCTAAGAATAAAAGTGGAGCGCCATTGTTGCTAGCTGCGTTACCAACTGTTAAACTGGTAGAAGCACGAACATCACCAGTAACATCTAATTCATAAGAATCATTTGGAGTACCAAAAATACCAACTCTTCCATTTCCAGTAATCACTAAAGCATCTGATTTGTTTCCAGTGCTGAATCTAAATGCTGGTGTAGTTGTTAATCCAGTAAATATTTGTTTGAAGTAAACGTCCCCAACATTGTTGTCATAACGTAGTTCAAAACCTTCGGATGTAAATCCAGAGTTAGCAGCTAATTGAATTACTGGATCATATGTTCCGTCTGTTGCCGTTACACGAAGAATTGTATCTGCTGCAGCATCGCCAAAAACTTGTAATTTGACTCCAGAAGCATTTGAAACAGTGCCAATGTTAACACTATTGTTTGTAGCATCAACAAATAATGTATTTGTATCTACCGTCAAATTAGCAGTTAGTGTGGTATTGCCAGTAACTCCCAAAGTTCCGCCAACTGTTAAGTTGCTTCCTGTGCCAGATAAAGTTAACGAACCAGTCATGGTATCGCCAGCTTTTAGAACGTTTAGTGAAGCTGCTCCAGTCAATGAGGCGGTGATTGTGCCAGCGGCAAAGTTGCCAGAAGCGTCACGAATAACAGCAGTGCTTACAACGTTAGTGCTATTGAAAGTTACGTTACCAGCGTTCCAGATTTTGTTGCCATTAATAGTAACACCATCAGGACCAACAACTTTAATATCGAGAGATCCGCTACTGTTAGTAGAATTTCCTCCAGTAGCAACAATAGCAGAGTTGAAAGAAGCTGCTGCTAACTGAGAAGATCTGAAGTAGATTCCAGGAGATGATGCTTGACCATCTCTTCTACCTAAACGTAGGTTGGCAGTTCCTCCATCACTTTCCAGTATAGCGGCTTCAAATGTTCCATCTGGTAATCCATTAGCATCAGAATCTAAATCTGAAATTGTAAAATCTTGGAAAGGAACTCTATTGCTTGCTGTACCAATAGTTTCAGCTCCAATAAAGTTACCTGTATCTAAAATACCAGTAATAATAGTGTAATTATTATTAGAATCATTGGTATCTTGATTAATAGTGATGTCACTAATTAATATTGTTCCAACACCAATAGCATTAGCATTGTAAAGGTTTACAGTTAAACCAGCTAAGAAAGGAGAAGCATTTAGTAATCTGTTAGATACGTAAATTTTATATCTTGGTTTTCCAGTGAAAGATAATACTCTAAGTTTATCTTGATAATTTTTTTCTGATTGGAATGATGGAATTCTATTATCGCTTATAGTACCAGTATTGATATTTAAAGCATTTTGATACCATGTTCCTTGCTTATTATCAAGTCTATCAGCATCTAATCCTGTATCTGGACCATCATTTAAAGAAGTCCAAACTTTAGCCCAAGAACCAAAAGATTCTACTCCAGTTCCAGAGCCACGAAGCCACATGTTATCATTATCAGTGAAAGCTAATTGCTTAATACCACCATCAACTGTAAAACCAGAACCTCCTGGTCTTAGAGTTACTACAAGATTTTTTGAACCACCATCGTTTAAACCATTTGAAGTGTTATTTCTGGTATCAGCAATAATACCAGTCGAGAAAGCACTTGGTGAAGGATTTGATGTTGGGTTTGATGTACCAGTAATAAGTCTCAGTGTATTACCAGATTGTCCAGAAATACTGATGTTATATGTACCAGATAGTCTATCTACAGATACAGTACCAGCATTTAGGTTTGAAGCATTCAGGTAATACGAACCCTGAGCACCATCCAATAGGTCAGCATCTAGACCACTATCGGCACCTGTTTTGAGAACAACAGAACCATTACCTGCCTGTCCAATTTGGAATTGGGATTTTTTAAATCTAGCAACACCAATAGTTCCAAATTCATCGGCAGAAATAGTTAGATCAGTTACTCTTTGGACATCAACTGAGGTATTGGCGTATTGTCTATTGACAGTACTAATTTTAGCAGCTAAGACTAAACCAGATCCTCCACCAATTTGAGCTGGAGCTGTAGAAACATTAAAGTCTGATGTATAATTAGCTCCAGAGTTTGTTACAGTTATTTCAACAACGCTGCCACCAGAAACAATCAGGTTTACTTTTAATCCAGTACCACTACCACCCGTCAAAGGAACATCAAAATACTGACCATCAGTAAATCCAGTTCCTCCGTTAGCAATAACGACATTATCAACAAAGCTACCTTGAGTGAAAGAAGATTCAAAAACAAGAGGAGAAGTTCCTCTTCTAAATTCAATAATAGTTCCAGCGGCAAGAGTTGATGTTAATGGATTGTTGATAGAAACTGTAGTTAATCCACCTGAAGTTACTACTCCATTTATATTGGTATTTGCTTGAATACCAGTTAAATTATCAACTACTTGGTGTCCAACAAGAGTATTTGAGTTTGTTGTAAAGATTAATTGGCTAGAACCACTGCTTGCCTGGCTAAACAATTTAGCAAAATATCTAGTCTCAGCTCCTTTAATAGATTGTAGTACAGGAACATAACTTTGATCACCTCTTAGGAAAGTGAATGAGTTAGCAGCATCAGAATTATTTGCTAAACGTGAGGTAGAAATAACTCCAGATGTAATATCAGAAGCAGCAATTTGGTTAGTTGATAGAGATACCCAGTTATTATTATCTGAAGCAGAAGTATTTACAACTCTATTAATATTAATAGTTTCTTGTGGAATATCGCTAGACTGAATAGTATCAGCCTCACTCATTTTGATGTTGTTAACAATATCGCCATACAATCTGCTTTCAATTAAAGCAACACCAGTTGCTTGTGTGCCAGCTCCAGAAGGAGCAGAGAAAGTAACAGTTGGAGCAGTAGTATATCCTTTACCTCCAATATAACCATTGAACAGTTCAATTTCTATAGTTACAACTTGACCATTAGCAATGGTACAGGTTGCTGCTGCTTGTACAGCACCTGCTTGTGGATTTCCTCCAGTGATTGTTATTACAGGAGCAGTTGTATATCCAGAGCCAGCATCAGTAATATTAATTTGATATACTACACCTTGACGATATTCTGTAGCTTGAATTTTACTTTCGGAAACACTTCCAGTAAATACATCGCCAATAGTAAATTGTAAAGTTGGATCTACAGCAAATGATACAAACAAACTATCATTATCATTGTTCAAAATATATGAAGTTGATGTATCCTGTTGAATAGCAATGTCGCCCGCTAGAGCACCTTCAATGTTTAAACGAGATTGTTGATCTGGTACAGTATAAACACTGAATGGACGTAGTGGAGGAATTTGATCAATTGAAATCTTACCAGAATCAGTTAGTTCAACAAGTGCTCTAGGAACAGCATTCGTTGAGTATGGTTTGTTGATGAAAGGTCCGAGGTTGTTTGTAATGTAATCTCTAACTGCCTTTTGAGTTGGTAGTTTAGAGTCGGTTGAGTTAGCACCGCCAAGAGTATTTGAAGCGTCGAAACCAGTAACAACAACATCACCGCCCTTCAACTTAAGGAATTCAACTTCGGAAATTGTAACTGTACCAGTGAAGGTAATGTTACCAGTTCTGTTTTCAATTCTAGCAAATGTACCAACCTTAAAGTCACCAAGTTCATCAGTACCAGAAACATATGTTCTGCCGTAATTTTGAGAAACTTGCTCGTTTGCTTCAATCTTAACGCCGCCGTTTTCTGGCAGAGCGTTGTAGTTTGTGCCAGAGCCAGCAAATTCCCAAGTGTGGGATGAAGAGTTAACAATAGAAGGTCTATGTAATCTAATAGTTTTGCCAGTTAAAACTGATGTAGATACTGCCTGACCTGTAGCGATTTCTCTAAATTCGGCACCACCACCTGAGCCAGATTCAATTGTGACCTGAGCTGAGAAAGGAGGACCTACAGTTACTGCACCAACAGTTTCGATGTAGTATTCAATTTCTGTATTTACATTTTCGTAGCCGTCAATTTTAACAATGTAGTGCTCAAGTGGTTCTCTGCCCAATCCGTCAATTGTTAGAATTGTTCTTCCTGTTGGCGTAGCAGAAACATTGGTAATAGTACCAATGTCAAATGAGTAAGCAAAATTATTATAACCAATAGCTCTCAGAGCATAGATACCAAAGTTAGTTGCTGAGTTGGTAATCGAAGCATAACCACCAGATTCGGCAAGAACACCATCAGCACAGAAAATTACGAATACAGAAACAAGCTGAACATAACCATCATTAATAATTCTATAACCGATACCCCCAAAAGATACAATGGTAAAAGCAGCAGCAACCATTGACTTACCCTGATTAGGATAAGTAGCCGTGCCATTGAGTTCTAGACCTGGGAATGGACAGTTTGGTTGCTTAACTTTACTACCATCAATAAGGGCTCCACCACCACCAAGGAATGAAATTACTGAAGCGTTTTGAGTATACGGAGAAGCTTCAATAATTGGATAGTCATCATAATCAGATCTAGGGGTAATTATAGTTCCATTAGCATCGTAAATAACACTATCTGGATATGATAAAATACTTGCTGTATCAAATAAAGTACCATATGTTTTTGTGGTTGCTCCAGGAGCAATAGTGCCATCTAAAATATCTTCAAGTAAAGTAAATGATGTGGTAATGGCAGATTCAATTTGAGCACACCATGGAGTTCCTGCTGTATCAACAAGAATACTTAAGTCTGTGAATAGAGGTATTATAGTGTGGAGAGCGGAATATGTTGATCCAGCACCACCAGCAGTCTTCCAATTTCTCATGGCAAGGATACAAAGATCTCTTACCTGATTGAAAGCATATATTGTTTCGTCTCTTTGTGCTTCTGGAATGCCAGTGAGTGCTGTGCCAGTAAAATAAGATTCAGCAGCAGTTACAATACCAGCGTTTCCGCCAAGAATAAGATCTCTTAGTAATCCAGTAATAATAAAATTGATATCTCTACGGCACTTTCTTTCATTGATGTTCGAAAGACCTAACGATGGATATAATGCTTTTGTTTTTCCGTATGCTTCGTCAGCAATAAAATCTCTATTTCTGGCAATCAAGTAAGCAGCATCTAGAGAAGTTCCTGAAGCACTGTTTGACAATACATCAACAAACAAATACGAAAGAGTATTGATAGCAGATGCTACGTTAGCACAAGCAGGAGAAGATAAATCATCAATTACAGTAGGATCAAAATATCTTTCTATTGATGAATATTGTGGAGTGTATACTGGATCTAAAGGAGTTCCATTGCCAGTTCTCCACTTTCTCATGGCATAAATTGCTAGCTGTCTGGCATATTCAATAGCACGAATTGTTTGGGTAATTTCGTAATCAACTAAATTAATTTGACCAGCTGAAATATATTTTTTAGCTGCCTCAACAATATTATAGTTACTTCCGTATTCAAGGTCTCTAATAAGAGCATTCAGGAAGTGACCAACATCCCTACGACACTTCTGATCACTTACAGGAATATTAAAACTTGGATAAACTTTTTGTGTAGTTACTCCTTCAATATCACACTCTACAACAATTCCAGCAAGTTTTACTGTACTGTCTTCGACTAAAGAAGGAATTGGAGCTGATGTAGTAATTGTTGCTTCGCCAGTAACAATATTGTCGTAGACAAAATTGGTAATATTATAATTGGTGCTGTTGAAAGTTACAGTTCCTCCACTAACATAAGTATGAGCAAATGAAGATCCGCCTAGATAAATTTTGAAACTATTTCCAGAAATTGAATATACTGAAAAATATTCCTTTTTAAATTGATCATTGATTTTTCTTACTACTTCATCAGCAATAAAGTCTATATTATTTCTAATTTGTAGACAAGCATCCTGGTATCTTCTTGCTACTGGAGTGGCAACAGGAAATTTGTTTGGCGAGTTGAGAAGAGAAATCGTTACAGATTTTGAAGCAGATCTTACAGAAGCAAATTGACCTGGATCTACATTACTATCAACAAGATCTGGATATTTTTTAGGAATTACAAATCTTCTTGCTCTACCATCAGCATCTTCAATAATTTTATAAATTCTTTGTTTGCCGTTTAAAAATGATAAATCTGGCGAAGCTGTTGGAAGACCAGAAATAAGAATTTCTTGACCTTCTTTGTAATTGTGAATATTTTGTCTGCCAACAAGTTGGTTAGTATAAAATACAATACCACCTAAATCTTCTGGTGTTCCATAGTCACCAAAACCACCAGTAGCAATTTCTGGATCACCTTGTTTCGAAAAATCAATTCTAATAATTGGTAAAGAAGAACTTAAATCTTCATCTGTAAATACTACTTCACCTTCAGCTCTAATTGATTTAATGTCTGTAGAAATGAATTCATATGCTGCTCTTAAGAAAGTATATCCTACTGAGTTAAGAGTAACAACTCCAGTAGTATGAGATGGAGCAGCATTGCCAGAAGTTCCTGCTGTGGTGATTTGATAAACGTTATCTCCAGTCCAAACTAATTGTCCCAGTGTGTAGGCTGTATTTGGAGCAAAAGAAACAGTGCCAATTCCGCCATACTGGAATGTTTCCCCTGTACTAAATGTTCCACTTACTACAGTAAAATCTACAGAGCCATTGATATAAGCACTTGGACCAATTATATCTTCAAATGATACTGAAGTAAGTAAACCAACAGCACCAGTGTTTACACCACGAACTCTTTGACCAGCAGTTAATTCTGTTAAACCTGTGTTGGTTTGGAATGTAGATCTGAATTTTTCTGGACCGAAAATTTGATGACCAATTGGAAATTCTGTTCCAAAATCTCCATTTGCCGAAACATCGTATTCAATACGTTGCTTGTCGTCAAACACCATAGCATAATCCCATGTAGCAACAGGATCACCGCTACTGTCAATCTTATCTCTATATGTAACACCAGTTACATAGTTTTTATCTCCAAACTTGAAGATATGTTTTCTAGGGTTATTTGGTCTAATGATAACAAGACGTAAGTTATCACCTACAACAGAAGCATCTGGAGGAATTGAGATGGGGTTGTCTTCTAAGTAATCTCCTCCAGAAACAACAACTGTTTCTTTAACTCCTGGAGTAGACCAAGCAATTTGACACGCTCTCTTGATTGTTTTTACGGGAGCGACTGCCGAACGACCATCATTTTCGTCGTTACCAATTTGAGCTGAAACATAAATACGACCACCAACATCATTAGTTGCTAGATTTAGAACGTATTCTGTGGTAGCAATTTTATCAGACTTATCGCCAAGAAGAGGAGTGATTGATCTTGGGAATAAACCTGATTCTCCAGTCTGACCAAAATAAGGTTGATTAGAATCTACAATTCTAAAACCAATATGTTTAAATTCAACTTCGCCATTTAATTCTATACCATCTTCGTGGATAGGAGCACTTGTTCCAGTTTGTCCAGAATTTAATGATTGGTATACATTTGCTTCATGATAATAATAACTATTTTTTTGAACAATTGTATTAGATGGCCATTGAGTGCCAGAATTATTTACAAATGTTTTTAAATTTGGTGCTCTAAAGGAGGCGTCTGGAGTAACAAAATTATCAATGTCTAGGTTTAAAATTCTAGCGGTGTCAGAAATGATAGACGTTGAAGTTCTAATAGCACCATTAATATCTAATTCATAATCTACGGTATCTAGAAAAGCCGTTGCCGCAGCACCAGATCCATTTCCGCCAGTAATAGTAACAGAAGGAGCTAAAGAATATCCATCACCAGGATCATCAACCACAATAGCAATTACAGAACCATTATTAATTACGCCAGAAGCTAAAGCTTGTCTTCCTCCAGGAAGATCTGGGGCGCTTAAAGTCACTGTTGGAACTAAAGTATATCCAGTACCACCTTGACCAGTATTAATTTTAATACTTTCTACTCTTCTTCCAGTTCTATTAACACCAATTCTAGGCAATCCAGTTTGAGAATCTAACTGGGCTCTAAAAATTTCTTTCTCCGAAGAACCAGATCCAGACCTAATGGTTAATTCATTAATTCCTACGAGTTTTGGATTAACTGCCTGGATTACTTCCTTATCAGAATTGAATTGAAAACTCATTTTACTGGACTGCTCCGACTAGAATCTGTTTGTATTCCTTAAGTATATTTAGTTTATTAAGACCACAAAATACTAACTACATCAACTGTAGCAATCCATTTGATAGTATCTGTAGTACCAGCTCTGGTTACAGAATAACTAAATCTATTAGCAGCACCGCCATCAAAAGAACTAACCAACCAAGACTGTCCTTCTGGAACACTATCCTTAATAATAGTGCTCATTCCAGAAAGCTCTTGTACATTTCCGACAGCATTACAAGTAACATTACTTTCAATTTTTACCGAATAATGACCACCACCTGTAGTATTAACTCCAATAACATGAGCAGTTATAAAATTAACTGTATTATTTGGCAAAATAATTTGTGAATCTGTATTATCTAAAGATAGAATAGAAGTATTTAGACCTCTTAAAATATATTGAGTTCTAGAACTATCACTAAAATTACTATTTTTTAGTTCTAATGTATTGACATTTTTGACATCTTTTGTGTTATTTACTATAGTTGTTTTATCTATAGAAAATCCACCAACAGAATCAAATTCTTTTAAATTAGTAGCCATTGTTATTTCTTAATTATGGTTTTTACTACAGTAATATTTACTTGATCATTTGTGGTAACAAGGTCATCAAGTTCAATATTTAATCTGACATCACCTTGAGCATTAAAATCAAAAGTTATATTTACTAAAGTATCTCCAGTAGTTACGTTTCCATATTCTGAGTTAAAAATATCAGTATCTTTATCAATGATAGTAAATTCCATCATTTCTGTTGTGTTGTCAGTAATGTTATGAGCACATACTAAAACTTTTGCTCCTGAAGCAGATAATGGCGAATATAAATCAGTTGCTCCTGTGTTAGTGGTTCCTTTGATTAATTCAATATCTGTGGTAGATAATTTAGTATCATCTAATTCAAAATCTTTAAGTTCTTTTGACAGAACAATTATATCGTCAGTAGTGCCATCGCCAAAAGCTTTATTAACAATAAACTCACCGAAAGTATTCATTCTTAAAAGATAATCATTATTAAGACCAACTGAAAGACCTAAATCTAAATTATCCTTTGTTGAAGAAATAAATGTAGATGTACTAGTATTATCAATTGAAGCAGATAGATTGTCAAATGTTATTAAACCAGCATCAATTGCTAATGAATTGACAGTAGATGTTATTTTTGAAATAGATTCAAATTTTAAATCTGTCTTAGATAATTTTAAAGTATTTTCGCCATCATTATAAAAATATAAAATATTTTCGTTGGCACCAGGAACAGATTCTGGAATAATATATGTATTTCCATCTACGTCCTTCACCCCACCTAAACTTGTCCAATTAACTCCGTTGTAACCCTCGAATTGAGTAATTGTGGTGTTATATCTAATAGAACCTTGTGCTGCCAATCCTCTTGTATTGCTATCACCAGAAGGAATGACCAACGATGTCATAGCATCTATAGTTACCTTTTTGCCAGAATTTGGTCTTAGTACCAAATCATTAACATCAGTTGAAACTATATTATTAGCTAATCTAAGATCACTATTAATTACTAACGGAAGATTACCATTGGGACCAACTCTTAGTTCTGAAATTTGATCAAATGTTAGTGGAGAAACAGCAGACGAATACCAAGTTAATGTCGCTGATCCATTTGATTGAGTGCCTGTTGTATGAATTGGCTCTGTTCCAGAAGTTCCTGTTGAACCTGCCTGGGTGACTTCATAAAGATTATTTCTATATTTTACAAATTGGCCTAATGATACTGGGGTGTTTGCTGCCCATTCAGTATATAATGGCAGATTTATATCTAGTGAACGTAAAGTTTTTACAGTATTAAAATCTAAATGTGTTCTTGTTAATTTTAATGTGTTGTTGCCATCATTATAGAAATATAAAATATTGTCATTGGCTCCTGTAAATGCTTCTGCCGCAATAAAAGTATTGCCATCTAAATCTCGTACACCACCCAATGATGACCAAGAGGAAGTAGTGGCACTATATCCTTCATATTGATTGGTGTCTATATTAAATCTAATAGCACCATTTTCAGCTAAAGCCCCCGATGGTCTTTGAGCAGACGAACCAGCGGGAATAATAAAGGCAGAAGATGAAACTATCTTTGCTAATCTTCCAGTTGCTGGAGATATTTTTATGTCATTTCCAGAAGTAGAAGAAACAGTATCATTTGCTAATGTTAATATATTACTGATATTTAATGAAGAGTTAGTTCTAATAATACCTGATGTAGTTATATTTCCAGTAGAATCAACAATTTGTATTGTTGAACCAATATTCAATGGACTATTTAATGAAGTTGAAGTAGCGTCAATTTGTAAATTGGTTGAAGATATTCCAGATACTGTTAGATCTGTTGTTTCTACGGTATCGGCAGTTACAGTTTGGGATACGCTAAGATTAGTAAAAACTGCTTCTGGAGCAGTAAATTTTAAAGCAGATAATTCTCCAGTAGTTACGTTACCAACTATTACATCATTTACTAGAATTTCATTTACTTGAACAGAAAAACCCTGACCAAACTGTTTAGGGTTATTGGGATTTATTGTTAACAGTGCTTCTTCGTTATCATAACCACCCTCATCTACGTGGGAAACATTATTTACAGCACAATAATAATATAAATTTGGGGTGGTTTCAGTAACTTTTATTGTTAAACTATTGGAAGATGAGGTAACTCCATCAGTATAAGAAACACCTCTAAATGATAATACAGCAGCGCCTGAAGTTGTGGGGAAAGAAGTTAGTGTTAATGTAGTTGAATTTAATACTTGATCTACAAAAGTTCCATTAGAAATTTGGCCGTCTCCAGATTCTAGAATGACTTCCATTCCAGGCAATATACCTGTAGTATCAGAAACAGTAATTTGTTTGGTGGAAATGGATAAAGTTGTAGATAAATCTTGAATATAGCTAGGACCCCAAATACCATCTCTATATTTACTTAGAGCGAATTGATGAGATTGGTTTGAAGTATCTGATAAATCAAATTTATATACACTTCCTACATATAATGTAATTGGAGGACTTATTTGATAACCACTACCGATATCAATAAAATATCTGTATTGTCTTCCCGAAGCGTTTGATAATTGATATGTTGTAGAAGATCCAGTTTTAACAATTAAATCTGATGAAGATATTTGTGAATCATAATCTACTAAAATGTAATCAATATTAGATCCTGTTGTTTTTACATAATGAACAGTAAGATCTGTTGTTGTAGAGACGGCATCTACTGTCAATACAATATTATCTGCTGGAGTAGAACCACCAACATTTGCTCCAGGTATTGTTACTGTGCCTCCTTCAACATATAAAACGCCACCAGATGAAATAGTTACGTTAGAAACATTTCCCGTTGGATCTCTAGAAACGTTAAATGTGGCACCACTACCCGTAGTACTGGTTGAGGAAACTCCTGAATATGTGTTGCCACCTTCGCCAGAAATATTTGAAGATGATGAAATAGTTATAGCTTCTATTTCTCCATCTGCTTTCTTTACAGTATTGCCGACCTGAAAAACTGTGCTAGAAATTGTATTAGCAAACTGTAATTTTTGAATACTTTTATTTTGTACTGGATATTCAATTGGCTGTACTAAATCTCTAGAATCTACCGTTAAAACGTCTAAATTTGTATATCCAGATCCACCATCATTAATATCATATTCTTCGATAGCACCTAAAACTTCAACTAAATACGAAAAATTGGTAGCTGGCTCTCCGAATGGAGGAATAAATTTTAATGTAGCTGATCCAGAAGTTGATGGTAATTCGGATAATGTAACTGTGTTTAAAGCTGGGTTGATTGATAATACTACAGTTCCAGCAGCTACTTGCCCTGTTCCCGAAACAGATTCTACAAGATATCCAGAATTAATGCCACTAGTATCTAATCCTGTTACAGTAATGTCTGTAGAAGTATTATCTAATGTGGTAGTTTTTGTGACAGGAGATGGTAGCAATAAAACATCATTTATTTGATACCCAGAACCTTTGGAATCAAATTCAAATGAAGTAACTTGACCAGGATTATTTGAAACAGTTAATACTAATCCAGAACCAGTTCCTCCCAAATCAGCGTTATTGATTGATAATGTATCTCCATTCGAATAACCAGAACCAGAATTTGTTATAGTAATAGTTTCAATTGCTCCTGTTGTGTTATTAATAAACACAGAAGCTTCTGCCCCAGATCCAGAAGAAGAAATATTAGTTAATGGTACATTATTGAAAGTTGGTATGATAGGACTACCACCATACGAAGTACCGCCGTTTGTGATTGATACTTCTAAGTCAGAGACGTTGAAATTTACTGATGCGTTTGATCCACTACCACCAACCAAAAGAATGTTATTATAAATTCCGCCAATATAACCAGAACCAGAATTTGTAATACTACCAGAAAATTCCGTTACAGTTAAATCTATCGTTGCTTCTTGACCTGTTCCTCCCAATAAAGCAACATCTGTATATGTTCCTGGATCGTAATTAGAACCAAAATTTGTAACTAAAATTCCAGATGTTTGTAAAGAATTTTTTTGTACAACTAAATCTCTAAAAGAATAAAAAGCCTCTAAAGAAAAATTAGAAAGAATTTTTCCATCACTAACATAACCTAAAGTTTTTTGTGATGGTTTATAAATTCCTAAAGTGGCATCTGATAAAAAAGCTAAAGCAGGAGAAGTTCTAGTCCCATCACCTAATTTCAAATTTCCTGTAGATAAATCGCTGCCACCACTTTGAATGTCATAAACATCAGAAGCAACTTGATTTACTTTTTGCCTAAAAATTTCAAAGGTGTCGGTTTTAGCAACGGATCTAAGAACTGCCATTTCTTACTATCTCTCTAAGAAGCTTTTTGATTTCAGATATTTCTTCCTTCAAAGTATTTATGTCATCAATAGCATTATTAAATTGCCTAGAGAAGTTTTTGGGAGCTGGTTTGTCTGTGTTGACAATAGCTCCCGTTGTAGCATCTCTGTACAAATTTTCGTGACCTTCGACTTTAATATAACGAGAATTCATTAGTAAGAAGCAACAGCACGTAGATCTTGGATTTTTGGTGGATATGATGGATCATTAGTTTTCATCACAAGTTTAATAGCAAATGAATTAAACTCTGGTAAATTTGAAGCACTATATTTTAATTCTTGGTATGAAGATTGACTTTCGATTTGACCAGAAATTGTATTTGTGTAAGTAGCCAAGTCATTGTTATCTGGATTACCATCAATATTAAAGTAATTCCATTCAACATCTTCAAAGTTTACTTGACTTGAAGATTCTTTAATTCTGTAAAGAAGTTTAACATTAGAAATATCTTTCACGTTGACAGTCAATCTAACATCAACTGATGTTCCAGGCTGGTTGATGGCAATTTCTTTGGTCACATATTTAGCTATAGAAGAGCTATTGATAGCTGCTTTTTCAGAAACAAAATCAACACCCTCACTAAATTCCATAGATCCAATCTCAACAAACTCTTCTTCCCCAAAACCAATACCTTCATAGTAAAGAGTATCTCCAACTCTAAAGATATCTGGGGATTGGTTATCTAATTCAGGGTCTCTTGAGAAAGCACTGCCCAAAGTAATCTTACTTACATAATCATTATTAATAGGTGCCTTGTCATTTTCAATAATTAATTTTCTTGAAGCAGAATCCCAATTAATTATTTTTCCACTAATTTTATTGTCATATTTTTCGTTTGTAGCACTTGGATTAAATGCCACAATGGTTGAATTAATTTCAAAACTGAAAGATTCTTGAATGATACTATTATTGGCAATTGAAATATCTACTCCTTCCAAGATACCACCATCTTGTGACTGAGTTGATAGGAAAATATATTCTTGTTGGGTGAAAGATGATGGTGATGTAACTTTGACCCAAATACGCTGCCCCTCGGCTTTAACAATTTTTCCTTTTGCCCCAGAAGTCAATCCTTCTACAGTTTGATTGATCTCAATATTTTCATTTGTACCGTTAACTAAGAATTGATATACAGGTAAGAAAGTTAGAATTTGATATCTCTTACCAAATCTATCTTCTTTGCCATTGGCATCTTCAATTCTATTTGTAGATGTTTTAACAGAAGCGACACGAAGATCAATCACTGGAGATAAGTAAGAAACACTAGAAGAAAGCTGTACTTTATAAGTAAGCGATCTATCTACAGAGTTTAGGATTTCATTAATTCTTGAAGCAATTACTTTTTGATTTGTGAAGAATTGCTCTTCATTAATAAAAGTTTTTTCGAAATCTGTTTGTGTATATGATCTATAATTTTGTGTATTTGAATCAACGGGGATAATGTTGGTTGTTTTTACAAAAGTTTCAATTTTTGTATTTGGAGCTTGAATATAATTGATGTGAGCATATAATTTTTCAAATTTTCTGTTGTATGATACGAGTCCAGAATTACCACCACCAAGTGAATTGGCACTAGCTCTAGTAGGTCCTACAATGTTGTAATAATCTACACCAGAGTTAGAAATTTTAAATAGCGTAGAATTTAGTGAACTTCCTTTAAATCCACCTACATCTTTTAATGATTTGAAGAACACGTAAGATTTCCCAGAATCTTCAAAACCATTGTCTCTATGCTTTACTTTAATAATAGAATTATTATTTTTGAATAGTGGTGAAGTAGCATTGGTATTGGCTAAAGCGTAGGTTTCAATTGGATCTAATTCTAATTTTTCGTAGCCAAGATTATCATTTGTCAATAACAATTCAGCAGTTCTGCTGATATCAAATTCTGCTCTATAAAGTGTAAATTTAATATCTTCAAAAAGATCTTGAGTCCAGTTATCTGTATTTTGTGATTTGTATACAGAACCTAGGAGAGGTTGAGTAGTAACTGACACACCAGTGGATACGTCAGTTTCTGTCAATCTAGAAGCCCAAAGAGTATAGTCAGTTGAATCAGTTTCGATCGCTAACGTATATTCTGTATCATTTTGTAGATAAACTGGATGTCTAAAATTAAATCTTGTTGGCGTGGTTGAAGGTGTTACACCAGCAGCGTCAATGGCTACACCCATTCTTACAGCTGGAGTGTCAATTTCAATAACTGATTCAATTACAGCACCACTAAAACCATTTCCTGTGCCACGAATGACAACTGATGGGGGTTCAGTATATCCACTTCCACCGATAGAAATTTCAGTGTTATAAATTTTTCCATTAGAAACATCTACTGTTCCTGTGGCAGTACTGCCACCTGGAAGTTGAGGGCTTTCAATAGTTAAGATAGCACTTTGATAATTTGTGCCAACACTCTTAATCTTCAAATCAACAACTTTACCAGAATCTTTGGCAATTCGTAGAGTTAAATTTTGAGCAGTTTTATTATTGAATAGAGTTACCGATGGAACTTCGATAAGTTCATTTTGCTGGAAAGCAATTCCGTTATGATTATCTAGTACTAAAGTATATACTTGTTCGTTATTGAGAGAAATTTCTCCAGTTGTTGAAGGTAATACTTCAATATTATTTTTATCTAATACTTTTAGAATAGGACCTTCTGCTCCAGAACTTTTACCTCTTACTTTTTCCCCAACTACTATTGATAGATTTCCGCTAGCAAAAATTTTTAAATATGTATTTGGAAGTAAAGTAGTTTCTGTTCCTGGAACAATATACTTTCCTGGCTTGCCGACATCAATGTTAGTCAAATAAATTCTGACTGGAATATTTTTGCTCTTTGAACTGAAATATAAATCAACGCCAGTAGCAAATAATCCGCCGTCAAAATTTTCTACATTAAATGTTTGTGTTAAAGGACTTGGCTTTTCTTTACTGCTTGTTGATTGATCTACTAGTTGAATACCTTCATTAGCTTTAAAATAAGCAGGTACTGTAGAAATAATACTGGAAGGATTTTCTGGAAGTGTGCCAGAAGAATAGAACTTAGTTTCTGTGTAAGTATCTACTTTGTCCTTAGCTTCATCAGTAGAGCTTGAAGTAAATCTAATAGTTTTTACTCCCGAAGTAACATATACATCAGCAGCAGTATCATCATAAATTACAGTTTGTACATTTCCAGTCCAAGAAGTATTTTCTCTGGGTGGCTTGCCAGCAGGAATTAAAATAATTCCACTAGCATTTCCATTTTCGTCAGTAATAATAGGAGCATTGAACGACGATGGAGAATTGCCAGCAACTCCAGTGTATCTAATATCAGGAATTGCCCAACGATTAACATCAATACCCTCCATGAAAACATAAATTTGAGTTTGTGGCTTCAAACGAGCTAAATTAAATTTAACTGGAATACTTCTAGCAAAAAATTGAATTGAAGAAACAACTGAATTATTGTTTACTGTTTTTGTAGATACTCCTTTAGCAGTTTCATTATTGAATGGGCTGATGTTTGAAGAACTAGCAACCGAAGCAATTTCTACGTTCGAGAAAGCTTGTTGAGAATTTACATTTGACAATGAAGTAATATTGTAGAAGTTTCTGTTGAAACCAATCCAATTAATAATAAATGAATTGTAGAAACTTGAGAAAGAATCTTTGATATTTTCTTTCGAGATAAAAATAGTGAATAGATTTGTATTAGTATCAGTAACTAAAGGAACGATGTTTGTGTTATACCATTGATCTACTGATGGACTAATATTGGCGTCTCCTACATATTGGAGAACAACAAATGGATTTGGGTTAATAGTTTTAGTAGCAAAACTATTGCCGAGGAGTTTTACATCAGTGAAAGGTAGTGTTACTACATCACTTGATTTTTGATAACCAGCATTCTGTCTTTCATCCTCTCTGGAATAAACTTCTTTAAGGGTGAAATTATCTTCTTTTACTTGTGGTCTTAATACAGATTGCTGAGTATCAATAGAACATTTGTAATCAACTGAAGGTAGATTGCCAATACGATGAGTTTCAAAGTTATCTACCACAAAACCACTCTTGAATCTATCTAAACCAATTTCATCTTTAATTTGCATATTTAGAGCTTGCTGCTCTAATACACTTAATAAAGTATAATATTCTAGTCTTTCAATTCTCTTTTCTAGCTTTCCAATATCCCTCATTGTATAACGCTTGTTGTCAACAGGAATAATTCTTACATCTTTGCTTGTGACAGTGAAAGCAGGGATATACAAATAGTATAGTGGAATGGAGTCGTCAACGATTTCTGGCTTGCTTGGATTAAGTGAAGAATTTCCTTCTTTGACGATAAACTCCCCATTCTTATCTAAGAAAACTCCATCAATTCTGTCTAGATATTGTGTTTCGCTGAATGATAACGTGTATTCTAAATTAGAATCCGAGGCAGGAGAACCAGAAATTATACCACCAGGACCAGCAAATTTTATGTAATCAGCCTGAGATAAGAGTGTCTTATCTTGGAAACCAGAAATGATTGTGTTACTATCAGCTTTTGGTCTAAAGTCAACAACATTTTTTAAAGAAACAATACCATAAACTGAAGAATTAAATGATGGTATTTCTTCTTGACCGACGCCAGCTTCGTGAAGATAAGAATCTACGGTACAGAAATCTCCTTGAGAATGCTCGAAATAATCAAAGCCAATAACTAACTGACCTACTGGTGCTTCGAATCCTGGCTTGAGAATTATTCTTGAAACATCATAGTGAGTATCTCTTTGCCCATCATCAAATGTAAATCTATTGGTTACATCAGTACCTGAGATGAGATTGCCGTTTGTATCTACTTTAGGAGGATTTGTGGTTGAACCTTCATAAACATATCTTAATTTGTATACATCAGAATATGAGAAAATTTCTACTTCTTCTGTGTCATAATCTTGGCCCCTAATAGGAATAATTCTATCGCCGCTAGAAACAACTACAACTCTTTTATTTTTAATTGAAGTTTTTAATCTTGGCTTTGCTTTTGTGACTTCAATAGTAGCAGAAAGCTTTAATTTAGGGAAATTGGAAGTGAGATCACCAAAGAAATTATTTGGTAATGTGATAGTAACACTACCTGCTGTTAATCCACTTGTGGTGTCAGAAGAAGTTTCTACGTTTACATAACTAGGATCAATATAAAGAATATCACCATTCGACACTAAAGTTGAACTTCCTCTATCGATAACAGTGATCAGGAAATTTTCTTCTGTGTAACTTGTAAATCTTTGAGTACCAAAAGGTAATTGAGCAGCAAAAGTGATAGTGCCACCACTCGAAGAACCACTGGTAATAAAATCTCTTCTAACATAATATTTAAATTTGCTGTCAGCAGTATCTTTAATGAGAGAATTTACTTGATTACTTCCTGTTGGGAAAATAAGACTAGTGTTCAAATTAGAAACAGTTGGTCTTAATCTAACTACAGAAACATTAGTCGCTGTGTCTGGTAAAGCATAATCTAAATAAATTCTTGACTTTTTAGATCCTTCTGGTCTAGTAGCATATTGAACAATCATTTTGTTCGTTCTTCCAGTATCATCTGAGAAAAGAACAATGTCACCCTGTACTAATAGTTTTGAGGCATCGCCGCCAAAACCATTACACTCGATATACTTGTCACCAGCAAAACCAGTAAAGCTAAAATCAGTTACTGGGGTTGTTTCTGTGTAACTAGTTTTATTTACTTCTACATCAGCACTAAATTTATTATTCTTTGCTGAACCATATTCAGCATAGAAAGATTTAACATTTTGTGGAGTAAAAGTATAAACAGAATTTCTGAATAGAATTGGTTCTACTACACAAGCTGATACCGTAGGTTCTACAGAATTAACAACTACGATTGGTGGCGTTGAATATTCCGTTGAAACAGCATCTCTGTCTAAAACATCAATTCTGTAAACAGAACTTCCTTCAGCAAAAACTTTAATTTTAGAATTATCGTAAGCTACACCATCAATTGACACAGTTGGATTTGTAAATCCAGATCCTCTCTTAGTAACAATAAAGTGAGAGATTGTGTTATCTTTAGCAATTCGTAAAATGTTTCCGTTTTCGTCCGAAATACTTTCGCCTGGTAAGAAGGTTCCTGAAAGAGTTTTTACGAAGAGGGTATTACCATACGAATAAAACTCCGTGAGAGATCCCTCTACGACCCCGTAAGCGCCGCTTTGTAGACCTCTAATGTACTTGCCTGGAGTGAACGATTGGCTGCTTACATTGCTTTCTGGGTTGGTGCTATCAAGCAATAAGCGGGTAAAAAATACAGGATTGAAATAGTTGAAATTGAAAGTTGTATTATATGATGGAGTGCCATCATTTAATTTGCCTTTGGAAATAACAATATCTGTATCAGAATTAAATCCTGCTCCTTTTTCGACAAGACTAAAATTCTTTGGTTTTGATAGACCAATTACAGGAGTAATGATTTCACTGTAATCTACAATAGTACCAAATTTATTTTGGTTAGCAAAAGCATCAGAATTTGATAAAAATACATCTCTTAATTTAGAAGCACTTTGTTCATCGTATTCTTTCAAGAATAAAGAAAGTAAATCTTTTCTGCCATAAACAGTTAATTCCAATAAAGGAATGTCAGTAGTGATGCCTGGGCGATTTACTTTCGAGAAAGCAATTGGCTTTACACTATCAATAGTAGATGGAGTGGTTCCAATTCTTGTTTTAATAAACCAAAGATCTGCTAATACAGTTTCGAAGTTATCGTTATTGATTGTTTGAATTGGATTTGATAAACTTGTTACGGAAATGTAAATAGTTTTAATACCATAACCAATTTCAAATCCTTCGCTTCTTCTATTAATTGTTTGCTTTTGATCTGAAGAAGCTTCTAAATTATTTTGACCAATAGTACCATCATTAAATACAGAATTTAAAAATACTGTTGGATATGAAGTAGCATCTGCTCCATCATCATTTAATGGGATAGTACCATATACATTAGTTACTTTAAACTCGGCTAATCCTTTTGTTTTTAAAGTAATATTATCTCTAGTAATAGTATCTCTAGCTTTATTTACTTCGAGATATTTGGTTTCATTGTTAACAATTTCATAACCTCTAACATAAGCTTTGCCAGGACCTACGTTGGCTAGCAATTTGTTTGAAGCTTCCGATTCCGAAATACCATTAACTAATCCACTAGCATCTTTAGAAAATACACCTAGGTTATTATCTTTTTGATAATATTCTCTAACTTCTAGTGGGAAATTATCTACAACATAATCACCCGATTCGTCGTAGGTTCTTCTTGCTAAAGTATTTTCAATTAAAGTATAATCTGCTTGCTTGATCTGTTTTTGTACTACGCCTTCTTTAATTGATAAAAGTTGAATGAAATTTTTATCAGTTTGAGCATTGTATGAATATACTTGTAGCTTTAACTCAATATTTAATCTATGTGCTCCAGGAGCTGTGTAATTAGAAAACCCTCTAGAATTATCATACAGTGAGGCATCTTGCTCAGGAGCAATAATGTTTTCTTCTACGTTAAATCCAACAATAGCAGATGGCTTATCGTAATACTTGTCAATAACAATTAATTGCTCATCATTTCTGACAAAATATCCATTTACAAAATAAATACCTTCTTCCACTTTAACAGCAGAAGCAAATCCCATAGCGGGACTTTCTATGAAAGAAGATTGATTAGTATCTGGATTTGTAATTTTAATACTTGTTGGTAAGGCACTTCCATCAGTGCCGACCACTAATAGTGGAGTGTTTACTCCATTAATAATTTCTAGAGTTTCTCCTTGACGAAATGTTGTTTCATCCCCAGAGTTACCGCTAGTTGTGTAATTTAAAAATAAAGTATCAGATTCAGTTTCGGATCCATACTCAGCAGCAAGTACATTGGCAATAACCCCTGAGGTAATGCCCTGTACTTGCTGCCCGACTAACTTTTTAATATCATATTTTTGGAAAACTACGTTTCCATCGATATTTACTGCTACTTCAGAAACAGAAGACAACTTAACATAGTCAAGTCTATTGTTTAACCCAACTTCGCCAGGAACAACTAAATCTCCTTGCTTAAATTGAAATTTGCCGTAGCTTTCAATTTGGCTTTGAAGAATAGACTGGAGGGAGGTTAACTCCCTCGTCTGGACAGAATATCCTGGTCTAAAAAGAACTTTGTAGAAATTCTTTCTTGGATCAAAATCGTCATAATATGGAGATACATTGAGATTTGTCTTCTGTGGCATTGTAAATAAGTTTTAGAGAATTTCTTACTAACCTAAAAATCAGAACTCAATAACCAATTTGATGTCTTCAATTTGATCAGGGGCTCTGGTGATTAGTCTTCTATTCTCTATGTATATTACTTCTCCAGAGTTATTTTTGATTTCTGGAGTGGCAATACCATCAGTGAAAGTAGAACCAAGTAGAACAGTGCCATCGGCAAATGTAGTATCAACGGCGCCAGAAGCTAATGAAATTTCGCCAGTAATAGCGTTAGCAGCATTAGACTGGAAGGCACGAACAACTCCGTTATCTTTGTGGGAAGTTGGAGTTTGGATATACTTAAGAACGCCAGAAGTTGTGCTTCCAGAATCTAACGTCCATGAAACGACAGTACCATAAGCAGTACCACCAGTTACTGTTTGTGAAATAGTTTCGTCTGGAACAAAACCTGCTGTAGCTCCAGTAATTTTAACAGCGTATACGCCACTTAAAGTATCGAGAGTAGCAAAATCTGTAGTTCCATTAAGAACAGGATTTCTTAAAATGCCAATTCTACGGAAATCGTTATCTACAGGGAAATCACCAGAACCCTCAGAATAAGTTAAGCGAATGTTGAGCATTACACGCTTACCATTTAGCTCCTCTTCCATGTTTGAACCATGTCCACCTTGAGGTGAAATGATGGGCTCAATTGCTCCTGTGGCGTTAGAGGCAACAGTAACCGAAGCAGTTAGGGCACTATCACTGAATAGACCATAAGCAGTAGCTCCAGAACCAGTACCAGTCACTAAGCCAATTGAAGCATAGCTATAACCACTACCAGGAGCAGTTACTGTTACTGAAGAAATAGCTCCACCTGAAACAACAATTTCTGCTTTGCCACCAGTGCCATCTCCTACGATAGGAGCATAATGTGTTCCGTTTGGTAAGTTAGCGCCAACAGCTTCAATTAAAGCTACGTGAACAGCACCATCAACAGCAGCACCCTCGGTAGCAACACGAGTAGGATTAGTTTCTTCAACGATTGGCATGAAATCGGTTGAAAGGAATCTTAATACATCATCAGTTGGGATGGTGAATAGATACTTCCAAATATAAGTATTGGATGGCTCAGCATAAATGCCGCCTGAATAAGATCCTTGACCAGCGCCAGGAGTGGTCTTTGGCTCATAAGTAGCGTTTACGCCAGTTGGATTAGCTGGAGTTTGACCGTTGTAAATACACTTAAATACTTCATAATTAGAGTTGACAACATAAAACTTAGCATCAGCAATTGAAGTAGCACCAGTAGCAGATGATTTGCCAATTTGACCACCGCCACCAGGAGTAGCAGAGTAGTCTGGCTTCCACATGTCAAACTTTGGATTTGCTGTCAAATCCCAGTTATATCTTCTAACTACTGTTCTAGCATAAGAAGATGTAACTCTTTTAGCAGCAATGATATCATCATAGATATCATACTTTTCTGCTTGGTTGTCTAGTGGAACTGGGGGAACGTCTTCCGTAGCATATCTGTAAACACCAGTTAAAGCTTGTGCTCCAGTATTAGCAGTTCCGTTCCAGCCTTTTAAAAGTGAACCAACGCTAGGTGAAGATGATACACTTGGAAGAACATCAAAAAGCACTAAGCTGTTTTCGTGAACCTCACGAATTTTTGCTTTAAATGTAGCAGCGGCGTATGTAGAACCTACGTATACTTCCTGCCCAGCAACAAAATCGGTTGAGTTTTCGCTGTAAATTTCTAAGTAAGAATCCCATCTCTGAGGGCGTCCTACGAAGAAATACATTCTAGTACGCTCTTCGCTAGTATCAGATGGACCTTCCGAAAGAGATTCTAAGAATTGTTCAGCATTAAAAATTCTAAATTTATCTGAAATGATAGCAGCCATTTAGTTAGTCTCTCTATTGAAAACGATTTATCTATCTTATTTATATTTATAAAATTTAATCGAAGGTTCTTAAATAATCTCCCGCTGAATGAGATGCGGAAATAGTGTTATCTACACCTCTAGTAACGCCAGTAAATGATGTTGATGTTTTGTTGGTGTAACTAACAACTTCATTACCAATTAAGAGTTTTCCACTTGTTGGGAATGAAGCAGTTGACTGTACAAAAATTGTAGTCTGACTTTCCGACATACTGAAAGTGACAAAAGCTCCTATGGAATTAATAGATGGAATAGCTAAATTAAAGACAGCTCCTCCCAAAGTAATAGAAGAATTAGGTCTTTCTTCAAAGTCTTTGATTGTTAGTGATGGATATGCTCTAGATAAAGTTTCAATCGATCCAGTAACACCAAATGAGCCAGTATTAATGAATATATTATTTTCAAAAGACTTTAATGTGGGACCAGCATTACCTAAATTATATGAATCATAGAAATCTTCTTTAAATACAGCTCTATTTTCTACAATTGCAATAGCACCAGATCTTTGATAAATTTCATTTATAGGAGAATCTAAAATAACTTCCCCAGTTCTTGTTTGTATTGGGTTTACTAGTACAGCAGTTTCTTCAAAATAATCTAAGGAACCAGTATTATAGAATATTTTTATATCAGCATTTTTTGCTAATTTACTGGTTACAGATGATGAAGAAGTGATAATTTCTCCTAAACCAGCGACTACAGTTAATACTTGTGACGAAAGATTGTTTAATCTGACGTTATCTAAAATTGAAGTATTTAAAGTAAGCTCATCAACTACAGATTCTATTCTATTTGATATTGATAATAATGTAACTACAGCAGCATCAAAGTTTTTGACTACTAAAGTAGAAATTCTATTAACTGTAGATAAAATATCAACTTGTACTGTATTAGTTGTTACTGTGCTGGTGTGAGATACAGTAATTATTGCTGATGTTACTCTTTCAATCGAACTATGAACTGATACAGTTGTTTGAGATGAAATAATGGTATCAGAATTATCTACATTAACAGTAACTATATTAGAAATTTCGTTTTCTACTGACTGTATTGTATTGACGATTGATGTAATAGCTAGAGCAGAAACAGAAGCAGATACAGTTGATACAAAAGAACTTGTGTATGATGTTATTGCTGTTACATACGTTGTTGGTGGTATGATAGTGATTTGTTCAGAAACACTAACATCACTATTATCTAAATCAATTTGTTGCTGGGCAGTTAGCTCAATCTGAGTTAATTCATTGGCGGCAGCAGATGGGACATCATTTGCTGTAGTAGACGTTATTTTAACAATAGACGTATCAGTAGAATGAATCTCAGTTACTGTTATTTCGGTAATGATAGATGTAGATGGACCTACAGGAACTATACTTACAAGCTCTGGTAGATGACGTAAATAATCGCCAGCTTCGTGTGTCGTAGCTGTTGTTCCAGAAGCTCCTCTAATAACATTTAAGAATCTATCAGGTAATTTGCCATTGTATAATACAATTTCTTTACCAATAAGTAATCTACTTACATCAGGGAATCTTCTTGTATCTGGAATGTAAACAATAGTATCAGTTTCTGATAATGGTAGATCTAAGAAAGCACCAATATCATTAATAGAATTTGGAGCAGTTTCAACTATAGAATTATTGACTACTTTAGTAATTTTTCTAGTAATTTCTCTGTCAGTAGATGATATTGTTGAATTAGAAACTACATTAAATGGAACGTCAATAATATTTGTAATTTCTTTATTTACAGAAACTATACTACTAAACTGAACTGGTCTAACCAGTCCACCAGATATATAAAGCTCAGTAACATATGCTTTGTGATTTGATCCAACATTATTAATAGTTTGAATAATAGAAGTTACATCTCTGTAATATGTTGTTTCGAGAGGACCACCAAGAGAAATAATTTCTATTTCAGTTCCTTCAATTCTGGCAGTTTCTATATTTACTATGCTTGAATAAGCCATAGTAAAGCCAGTGATTTCGATATCTAAATTTAATCTGGTGAAAGAGTCAATTTTTCTATTTGGCTCTTTGATGATGTCGTACCCTCTGGCTACAACAACAGTAGGTGGTTCTTGATAACCAGAGCCACCGTCAAGTAAAACAATATTAATTACTTGACCATCATAGACAATGACTTCTGCTTTTGCTCCACCACCAGTAGTGTCAGTAGGAATAAATTGTAAAATTGGTGGTGTGTAATATTGATAGGCTGTTGGCTGTAATAATAAATTATTTTCGAAGTATAATTCCAGTTCTCTTCTATTCCAATCTAACGAAACTACTTTTCCATTAGAAATGTTAGCAACAACAGCTAATCCTTCTCCACGTACAATATCATTATAATTTGAAGAAAGAATTTTGCTATAAACACTGTTACTTACATAAGAATTTCTTCTGTAATCCTTTGTTTTTGCTTTGGCAGGAATATAAGAAATTTCTCTATATTCATTTTCACCATCAATTTTAATTAAATCACCTGGATGTAAATTAGCATAAGAACGAGTTTGTTCGTACCAAGCTTTATCAGCTAATTCGGAGCCATACAAATATCTGCTACTTGCTCTAGATAAAACTCTATTTCCATCTGCATTTTCTTCATATGAGGTGGTTACTTGATAAGTTCCTCCTAAAGTAAAATCTGCTGTGTTATTAAATGTAGAAGTTAAAGAGAATTTTAATGGTAAGCTAGAGTTATATACTACGTTTTGTGAAGATAATGTTAGTGACCATTGATTTGATGTAATCTTTCTAAATGCTCTTAACTTACCTAAACATACATTATTTTGATGTACCCATATTTCATTTGAGCCAATAGGTCCTATCCAATTTGAGAAGTTTGTATAGCTATTAGCTCCTGTTATAGTTAAAGTTAATTTATTGTAGAAAGTATCTCTTTCGAAATCATATGCTGTTAATGTTTGAGCAATATCTCTACCATATAAAAGAATTATATTTACATCTGGATAAGTAATTTCTCCACTCTCAGAAATAAAATAATTTAATGGTTTTGTGAAAGTTATTGTAGGACCACTTATTTTATATGATTCTCCTTGTACTTGTAGAACTCCATCAACAAAAACAATAGCATAATTAGGATCTTCGACTTTCTTTACTCGCTCTTCTACTTCATCAATAATCAAGAAAGGACCAGTTCTTCTAAATGGTATTAAATCGGTATTAATTTTTAATCTTAAATAAGAACCCACACTAAAGCCAAAAGATTTCTCGTACCCAGCTAATTCTGGTTCAGAACCTTCTACAATATCATCATGCTTAATTGGGGGATCAGAAAATACAATTTTGTCAGTTACATTTATATCGTCTGATCGTAAAATATAATACGAATTTTTTTCTGGAATATAGTTATCAACATCAACAAAAGTCTTTGCTTTTTGTACTACAGAATTTAAAGTAATAATTAAATTTTCATTTACACTAGTTTTTACTATATCTCCATTGTCATAGTATAAATCAAACGTTGTATTAATTCCATCAAATTCAGATTCTAATGTTGATAATTTTTTCAAATACTGTGAATTTAGATCATTTGCCTTAAATCTGAAATATTTTCCATAAAACTTTTGACCAGTAACATATTGTCCTTCTGTTACATTCTCTCCAAATGGAGGAGATGAGAATGTTATTTGAGTTCCATTAACAGTATATGCTTTTCCTGGCTCTTGTAATACACCATCAATTGTGATAATTAATTGCTGTTCATTGTATGGAGCGAGAGGAAGACCTGATTTTTTATCAATTAAAGTAAATACCGTATCACCTATTGGCTGACCGTTATAAGAGTCTAGTCTTCCATTAAATGGTGTTGATAAAACAAATTCTCCAGCGATAGTTTCTGAGTTATCAAAGGTATCTACAGAAATAGATCCAAGACCTCTTTCGACAGCAAAAGAATTCAAGTTAACTACAGTTTCTGTTAAGTATCTCTTAGTACCAACAACAGAAATGTCCTTTGCTCCCAGATCAATAAATGTAATTGTTTCAGTTTTGTTTTGTTCAATTTGAGATGGCATAGAAATATCGCCATCAGTTTCAACTAAAACTTCCCCAAATAATTTAAAGCCAGCAGGGTGTACAGTTTCTTTAATTAAATCTCTCCAAATAGAAATTGGAGTTTTTGATTTAATTACATAAGAATAATCTTGATAAAAATAAGAGTCAGTAATTTTTTGGGAAGCTACGCTAATTTTTCCTCGATCAGAAGAAAATCTTCCCTGATTGTCAAAATAACCTTTAATGTCGGGAGCAAAAACAGTAGACAAAATTGCTTTTATCTTAGCTGTCTTGCTTTTAACTAATCCTTTGATGGGTAAATTTTCATCAATTACACCTTGAATTTTCTCAATTCTAAGAATGTTGCTTCCTTGACGATAACCATTAGAAGAAACAACACCAGATGAAATAATTACCCCATTATCATATTGAACAATCTTTTCTCCAATAGCAAAAGCATTATCTGGAATATCTTCTAATAGTAAAACTGTTGGAGATTTAAACTCAGAATATAAAGTTTTGTCGCTATGGAAAGCATATCCATTTTCTATAATATTAACTGTTTGAGGAATACCAATATCATTACTTGTAAAATATAATTTTACATCAGTCTCTATAATTTTTACTGTAGGAAGATATGTATAATTTTTGCCTTCATTAATTACAGTAACTCTACTAATAGAACCATTGTTAACTAAAACTTCAAATTCAACTTCGGAGCCATCACCATCAACAACTATTGCTTTAGGCTTCGAATAATTTTTTCCTCCGTCAATAACGGTAATAGATTTTATTTTCTTTTCTATAGAATCGTAAGTAACAGAAATTGTCGCTTCATATTCTTGAGCTACATCAACACCATATACAGTAGGAACACGCTTGTAATTTTCGCCAAAATTTTCTACAACAACGCTGTTTATTTTGCCAATAGCAAATTTAGATGATGTTGTATAATTAATTTGTCCTGTTCCATCATATTCAGGAACTTTAGCTAAATTATAAACAAATCTAGTGTCAGTTGAATATATTACATCCTTTTCTCCTGTTAAAGGATCGTCTACAACTTGTAGATAAGAATTTTGGGTGTTTACATCAGATACTTTAATAAAATAAAAATAATTTGTGAAGTTTACAGGTTTCTTCTGTTCAAAACTGTTTGTGGAAATATTAGGACCAAACCCAAGCTTGATAGTCAAATACGAACCAGGATTGCCAGGAGGAACGCTGCTTACAAATTTTTCTTCGGTGAATACGTTATAATTTAAACTACTTGAAAAATCCAAGTAAGTATCAAGCATAGAAAAGTGGCTTACATCAAACTTATACTTGTAATACTTCTGAATTTGGACAACAGGGTTAGCTTTAAAATCAATATTATCTTTTGAAAACTCTAATCTGTATTCTGCTGTATCAGTAGAAGAAATAGTAACTAATTTTTGAGGGCTGCTAGCGTCATAGAATGTGTTGCTTCTTACTAACTGATTTGGTGCTGACGAAGAATAATCAAAAATTAACACCAATTCTTGTGTTTTTTCGTCATAAGAATATACGTAAGGATCATTTACTCCAGTCCCCTTAATACGTTGACCTTCTGTAAATCTATATCTAGAGTTGACGCTGGATATTTCTTTTCCATTGTAATGATCTACAATCCTTGTTCCGTTTTGACCACGTAGTACAGAAACAGTTTTTGTAACTTCATCAACTGAAGTTACTTTAACAATTTCGTCTCCGATAGATAAAAGATCATTTACAGCAATACCTACAATAGAATTTAATTTTAGACCAGTATTTTGCCCAGCAAAACCAACATGGTCTACTAATAAAGTAAGTCTTTGGTTAGAGATGCTAGATTGTAGTCTATCTAAATCAAGATCAGATACAGTTAAGATATCTCCTTTTCTGTATCCATTGCCTTTGCTTGTGATAAAAATTTGAACCACACCACCATAATTTGATCCACTAACGCCAGAAACTACAATAGTTGCTCTAGCATTACCAGAATCTCCAGGCAATCCGATGTTATTTCTAGCAGTAGTACTATCTTGGAAAATGAGTTCTACATTATTATATGTGCCTACTGTATAATCAACACCACTATTCAACAAGTCAAAACGACCCAAACCAAGATCATTAATCTTTTTCGTTACTCTAGGTGCTTTTAGGGTAATTTTTTGATAATATCTTTTTCTTACATAATACTCAGTTTCAGTTAAAGTATCATCTGGGTTAACATCTATAATAACTTTGTCGCCAACTGTTAATCCGTGAGAATCTGAAGTTTCAATAATAGCGATATTTTGGCTGATAGAAGTAGGAGAAATGCCCAAACTCAATGAAGAGATTGTAATAATTTTGGATCCTACGGTATCGTTTAAATCATTACTCTTTAAAAATAAATCTTCGTTGACAATAAAGTTACCTGTAAGGACTTTTAATTTTAAACTATTTTGATTATTTGTGGTTTCTAATACTAGACCTGTAGAAATAGGATTATTAATACCATCAGTGAGAGCAATAACACTCCCAGCAGTAAAAGATGAATTTTGATTTAAGACTAAATTAATAACATTAATAGTAGATTCAATTAGTTTATTTGGTTCAAATGTACCAACGACATTACGAAGAACTAATTGATTTGAATTTATCACATCACCAATTAAAGTGCCGACCGCTCCAGTTGAAGGCTGACTAATAGTATCTCCTTCAAAATAATATGCTGTCTGTAAAGTTTTTATTTCAGTAGCTTTTATTTCTTTTGATTCTAAAGAAACAACATTTTTGCCTACGACAGAAGAAACCGAAGCAGATGCCTTAGAGCCTCCAGTGTTGGAGTTATTAATTCTGACGACAGAGCCAACTTTGAAATTATTGTAAGACTCTTCTACTGTTCCAGAAGAAATACCACCCGTAGTAACACTATCAATATAAGCTATAACGCTACTACCATTTTGTTCTAATTTTGATGTTTTGAGTCTTCTAGCACTGACTGGAATATCATTTTGAGAGATACTAGAATTATAATTAGAATCAACTGGTAAAGAATAGTAATTTTTGCCGAGAATATATGGGAAAACAGGAATATTGTTGGAATCTATAGTTAAGAAATAAGCATATACGCCATTTGGGTAATCTGGAGTTACACAAAATCTTCCGTTGTTTTCATCTAGTTCGGTTTTACCAGTATTTACTGAAGGCTTCCATTCGTAATCTTGTACAAATGTACCAAGAGGATATACCGTAGTTGGTGGACCCTCAAAGCGAGAAGATTTTAATTGATACCCCGAAGATAATCTAGTGATAGCAGATGAAGGATCTACTGGGTCAGAATACCCGAATGGTCCATAGATTGGAACGCCATCATAAGCAAAACCAATAATAGGCGAGTGTGTTTTTGTTACAGGCTCTTCAAAAGTAGAACTTAAATTGTCATTTAATAAAGTTCTTAGTCTAGTAGGGTTAGCAATTCTTCCATATAGGTAATCCTTGTTTAATCTACTTAAACTATCAAATGTTTCGAAAACATATCCATAGCTATCATCTACTTTTGTTTCGTTTTTCTTTAATCTATCAAAATACCACTTTTCAATTTCAGCAGTTGCTTCTGCTTCACTGCCTCTAGCATCTTCGATTACTTCAACTACGACATTTTCTTGGGTATAAAATTTGCCTTCGTCAATTTTCTCAAACCCAGTAATTTGACCTTTTGGAGAAACTATGGCTTTATAGTCAGCAAACTTTCCTCTTCCAGCTAAATCACTAATTCTAATAATAGGAGGAGAAGAATAATATTCTCCTGGATTTCTAATTACTAAACTAGTAATTTTACCACTAGTAACAATAGCCTCTAATTTAGCTCCTCTACCAGCAGTTATCACAACTTTTGGTATTGAAGTAAAGGATTCTGTAGTGTTAATATTGATAGACTCTACAACTTCACCAGATAGTTTTGCTACTGCCTTTCCAGGTTGATTATTGATTAAAACAAATGGAGGAGTTTTGTATCCTGTGCCAGATTTTAATAGAGATAATTTTGTTAGCTTTCCAAAATTAACAAATTCAGAATCTCTGTGGTTTAAAACTAATGTGCCATCGACAAAGATACCTACATCTCTAGTTCCAGTTTGGTAAATTTCCGTCGTTGTAGTTGGTCTTTTTCTAATTAATCTTAGTAAATCTTTGCCAACTAGATTAACATCAACATCGCTTGATAAAATATCATGTGAAGGATAACCAGATGAACAAATATAATAGTATTGATCGTCTTCGTAAATAGCTGCTACGTTAGCAAGCTCTTCCGCTACAGCGTTTTGTAATGTTAAATTCGATTGAATACTTGGTGTAGTATTATTTTCGTTGATTAACCATCTAGTGTTGTTTGTAGCTCTATTAAAAATAATAGGATCACGAGTTTCAAAACCAGCATCAGAAATTTGAACAATATCTTTTTCTTCTGAGTATGGTGCTAAAACTTTAGTATTTAAATTATAAAGAACACCTAATGTGAGTAATTTGACGTTATTACCTACTACAGTTGATGCCGAATAAACATCACTGCCAGCTGGATGAGCTGATGGGGGGTTTGCTCTTTGATCAATTACAAATTGTGTGGCATTTTTTGCATTATATTTAATGACTTCAGAACCAATTAAAATTTTACCTACATTTTTCCATCCTAATGTTGAACCAACATTAATTTTTTGTCCTGAAGATAAGTTTGTATTGATTGCTTTTCTTAACGTAGTTTTCGAAGCAATTTCAAAAACGCCATTAACTGTTGATGGGTCTAAAATAATTTCGTAAATATCACCTTCTTCTGTAGAACCTTTGAATGCTACATTATCGACTACAGCCGAAGCATACAGCATTTCTGGCTTAGTTTCGTCAAGTTCTTGTGTTAAACGCTGCCCAATTAAGTCTAATGGATTGCCAGAAAGAACTTTTACTTTTAATGAATATGTAGATACCCAATCAGAAGTCGATGCCTTCAGCGTAGAGTCTTTAGGATTGTATATTTCTGGAATATCCTGAGGATCTCTAGATACAATCGAATTGAAAATAAATTTAATTGACTTATCAGTACCTTTTGCCTTATAAAATTTACTGATATTTTTGATTAAAGTTCTTTTATCAACCTGACCCTTTAAATATTTTTCAGGGAAAGCACCAAGATACTGTGCTTCGAAATTTTTAATAAAAGCGTATAAGAAAAGATTGCTAATGTTGTAAACAACAGCACTAGCATCATGAGAAGCAGATTGAGTAGAAACAAAAGTTGTTTCTGAATACAAATCTCCTAATGTGGTGTTTCCACTAACTCCACGAGAAACTTCTAAAAATTCTGTATCTGTTCTAGTCTTGTAGAAACAAATTTCATTATCAATACGAATATAACCATTCTCTTTGGGGAATGATGTAGCATCGTCTACGACAATAGTAGTAGCACTATCAGATACACTACTCGCTAGTTTAGTGCTTTGCTTTAAAAGATTTTCTTCGTAAAAATCCACATCACGATATTTCGTGATATTACTAATAATATCAACAGGCTGACCAACCAACTCCAATTGTTCGTAGTATTTTTCTACTAACTTAGAAAAATTTACGTATTCTGAAGATATAAACCCTGGTAGCTGTTGCTCAATCAGGGTTGAAATTTTTCTAGTTTTTGGAGCCATCTAGATTACTCTTGATATGCGATAAATTTACTGTTTGGGATATCAACGTCAAGATATACGTTTCTCAAAGCGTTAATATCATTTGATGCTGGTTTTACACGAATTTCGATCCTGTTATCAAAATAACTACCTTTAATGATAGTTAAATCATACAGCATGATCTCGCCTTTAGTATAATCAATATCACCGACATAATCGTTTAAAACGATTTTATCTCCAGATAAAGAGTCTAATCTATATAGGACAATTTTGCCACCCCTATCTTCCAAATACACAGTAAAATTGGGGTATTCGCTTACTACAAACCCAGATGATTCTACTGAGGGACTATCACAATCTACAAAAAATTCATTCTGGAAACAGATTTCGTAAAAGAAGGTAGAATTGATGGATGGATAAAAATCCTTTCTCATTATAACGCTAGTGTGGTTGGAATTAATTGCCTTATCAGCATCATCAATAACACCAACCACTTTACTGTATCTAAACTTTCCGTTGAATTTTTCGACATCGGAAGTTTCAATATAATTTTCAAGTGCCGAAATAACTTTAGATTTAATTTCTTCGGGTACTAATGTTGTGATTTGTCTGTTGTAATAAATCTTGCTGTTTAATTCTACATAAAGAATTGAAGGATTGATTAGATCTGGAGTGACTGAAGCAACCATATAATTCTTCAATTCACGAACAATTTCCTGTTTGGTGAAAGAAGATAAAGCAGCACCGTTAGATGGTTTGACTGAAATTTTAACTTTGCCGTATTCTGGGGGTACAGACTCTTCACCCCCATATACAATGATATCAGCGACCGCTGGGTAAATATTTCTCACAATAGCAGCATAATCAGATGGTGTTACAGCTCTATCCTGAGTGCCGTAGTATTTTGGAGCATTGAACTTAATTTTTGATACACTTTCAATATCCTCACCGCCGTTAGCGTTATTGACTGTGCTTACATTAACAATAGATAAAGAATAACTGGAATTACCACTTAAGTCTTCTAAAACACCACTAAATGTAAATGATCTAGCACCATTAGTTACTGGACCATTAGTTGTTAAATAGCTAACTTCAATATACTCACCATTTTCTAATTTTCTTCCTAAAACACCATCACCAAAGAATAACTCATACTTTTCATCCTCAATCTCTTCTACAAAGAACACATTCGAGGAAGGATTGATATTTAAAATATTATCAGCAGCTTTGTAAATTTGGAAAGAAGTTGATGATGATGAAGGATAAACTTTTACTTGAATCGTGTTTGTGTCAATAGATGGGTTTTGTAAAATAAAACGTTGGCTTTGTAACCCAGTATTTACAGTAAATGTGTTTGTTACTAAAGCACCTTCATACACATCAACGTTAACAAAAGATGCTGTACCATTAACTACAGACGCTGTATAATCTTCTACAGCAACATATTGATACAGATTATCATCAAATGTCGTTACAAAACCAGTTCCCTTCTTTAAAATGATCTCTTTTGGAGCAGTTCCATTAAATTCTACGCCAAAACTTACTGTAGCCTTCGGAGCTACTTTTGATTTGGCTCTATAACCAAGCTGTTTAGCTAATGCTACTACATTGTCTCTCAGAGTAGCAGAATCTAAAAACAGCTCGTTTACAACGAGATTAGTGTTAAATGCTGTATAATAAGTGTTATAAGCAAGAACATCAAGTAAATTGCTCCATACAGAACCCTCAAAATCATAATCAGTAAAGTCCGTCTGGGCTCTTAGGTAATCCTTGAGAGCGATTTTGATTTGAGTGTAATCTAAATTAGATACCTGAGCGTATGGCATTTATCGTGTTCTCTCTAGAAAGAATGCTACATTAACTGGAATGTCTTCTCTACCAATAATTTCAAAAGATAACTCAACATCAAATCCATTTTCGTCAAAATTTGGAATAGTATCAACACTTAATACATTAATTCTTGGTTCGTATAATCTCAAAGTATTCTCAATTTCCGATGAAATCATACCAGCAGTACCATAATCAAGAGGTTCAAACAACATTGACGAAACAGAAGAACCTATATTTGCGTTAAAAAATCTTTCACCCTTATTAGTCAATAATAAATTCACAACAGCTTGCTTGATAGCAGCCTCATCCTTGGTGACGATTAGATCGCCAGTGATAGGATGAGGCTTAAATGTGATATTTAGATCTTTAAAGGTAAGAGTCTTTGCCACACAAATAACTGTTTATTGTTATTTATGTTTATTCCTCAAATCGCTCAACGAAATCATCGAACCCATTTGCCCCACCACATGGGCGTGAGAGGCGATCATTTGGAACTTGATACTGCTTCATTCTAGCTCTTCTTAAATGCTTTTCTGAAGCAAGGTCTGAAATCAGAGTCATACCTGATTTAATAAAGGCATCACTTTTATCTACTGGACTGTTAGCCATCTGTTTTCTCCAATAAGGTTTAAACAGAACTTTTAAAGGGGTTGCTATCCCTTCCATACTATTTAATCCCAATAAAAAAGCGGCTTACGCCGCTGTAATATTAGTTGCCTTGACCACGATACCTTTTACGAGCATTGTTTCGACTGGTGGCAGCATACTTTGTGTGCTTCCCAGCTCCCTGACGGGACTTCTTGGGTTTGGACTCAATTTGGTTTGCCCCAGTAAACGAAGGACGCTTTGCCATGTGTGTTATCCGTAAACTACCAGACCATTATAGCACTACTTAGCCGAATTGGCAACAAAGAGCTTGGGATAGCTGAACGGTATTGTCAGTGGTCTATCAGTGCCTGCTAGTTGGCAGAGATCCCCCTGAACCAACGCTGGGAACCGATTGAAAAAGACAGATTTATTCACTTTGTTCACAAGTACTCTAATGCCTGGTTGGCATGGTGCTGGGATGGCTGGGTTGATCTTCACCCCGACCACTGGAGTGGGCGTCAGAGCGGCGTGTGAGAACTTTAGAGGCTGGCTATCATAAAAGATACCTACGGCAGGCTGGACGCCCGTTCCGAGGGGTTCTGGAGGGTATGAGCAGTTGCCATCGGTAGATACCGTGTCAATTGTGTCTGGTCCTACAAGTAAAGGCATTTTAATTTTTTTCTAGCTCTTTTAGTCTTTTGTCTACCTCATCCAGGTACTGAACGATGTTTACATGTTCGGTTTCACCTGGAGGGCGATACATTAATCTAAATGGAATGGGAAGCTGATTTAGCTTCTCTTCCATTCTCTTCACCTTAGTCTCTAATAAACTCAGCCTCTGGATCAAGTCGTCCATTTTCAGATACCCTCTCTTTTTTAATCATGTCATCATAGATTGTCTCAACGTCAATCTCAGGTCTCATCCCAGCATAGTAGTCTGTTGCTAGGGTTTCGATGGTGTCAGCGAATTGATTGAAGTCATCAAAGCGTTGCTCTTTTAGAGTACCATCTGATGTTTTGTAAGTAATTTTGTGTTCCATCGGGGTTTTTAACGAAAAATTTTCTGGGAAATTTTTTTAGAATTGGGGAATCTGGGATTTCAAATTCCTTTTAAGTATTTAGAGGGCTCTGGGAAACGTTTATAGCTTAGAAAGACGGTACTTTTTTGAATCGACCCCCCGCTCGGCGTTAATTATAATTAATTAACGATTACGATTAACTGCTAATTCTAATTACCTTCTAATCGTATTTACTGCTTTATTCTTTATATCAATAACATTTATTTACTGGTTATTAATAATATCGAACAATCGTAAATACTGATTAATTCTAATTACTGTGTAATTATATTAAATTGATATTATTAATATAACTGTAAATATCAAAGTATTAATAATACTGTGTAATTGTAATTATTGAATAATAGTAATTATTCTGTAATCTATGTGTATCTGTATTAATATACATTGCTACATTTATTTGATTGTATAAAGAATAGCTAACTGTAAAAAAAGAGAAATAAAAAAGGGGGCAGGATTTGCCCCCCGTAAGTATAGCTAACTGTGCTCAATCTTCAGTGAATTCGATAATCTGAAGATCCCCAACTTTCCTGCCCTTTGCTATCACTGAGCCGAGGGAGAATCCGAGAAGATCGGGTGATTTAAGAATTTCAGTTAGGTATACAACGTAGCGAGATGTAGCCTTGAAAGCGTATGCTTTCTCGTGGTTTGATTGAAATACAATCTCCACCAGATCTTCGTCGATCTCGATGTTACGAATGGCGCTGGATTCGTCGATACTGAAAGTCCGAAAGATCGGGGCTTTTGTGATTTCGAAGGAAACAGACATTTCGAGAAAAGTGTAGAGAATGGGAGGGGGGCTGGAGTGCCCCCCCGTTGCTCGCTATCCTAGCAGATCAGACGCTGCTGTTGCGGTTCTGTGCCCACTGGCTGAGGCGCTTGGTGCTCGCCTTGCTGAACACCCGATCGGTCTGGGTGATGGCGCCGTCGTCGTGGAGCACACGGTGGCGGTTGGCAGCCTTGGCACATGCCTGGAGGGCACGGCGTCCCAGGCGGTCGCTCTGGGCGAGATTCAGCAGGAGGGTGGCACGGTGCCCACCGATCACACGGGGGCGCTCGATCAGCAGGTGGGCGACTCGCTCGGCGTCACCCAGGAAGGCGGCGAAGCGGGTGGAGGGGATGATGGGGAGCATCGGTCTCGGTTGGTGGTGGGGGGTCTCTGTCGCCCCCCGTGTCCTAATTATAGCGGATCGGGGGTGGCTGTCGAGGGTCGGCAGCCAGTTCCCGAACTGGCACTCAGTGGCGGTCGGAGATGTTCCAGGTGCCGCTGTCGCTCCAGGAGGGGGCGGGGCGGAGACCCTGGCGGATCTCCTGGCGGCGCTGCTCCTCTGCCTGGAGCTGCTTCATGTAGGATGCCATCGCCATCTGGCAGGCGAGGTCTTGGCGGGCAGCTTCGTTGGTGATGAACATCGGGTGTCTGTGGTTGACTCTGGAATTCTAGCGGGTCAGGGGAGCTGGCAGCTGCCAGGGAGGACACTGTTGTAAGTGGCACAGCGGCGCTCGGTGGCGGCGTTCACAGCACCCACGGTGTCAGCAGCGAACCCGATAGCAGCAGCACCCACAGCCCCGATGGGAGCGTAGAGGGCAGCACCGAGGGAGAGCAGGGCGAGGGTCTTGAGCATGGCTCTGTCGTTGGTTGACTCTGGAATTCTACCATGAGGTGGGGCACCCACGGTGGTGCCCCTGTAACATTTCAGAACATCTCCCCGATGGGCATGATGTCGGGGGTGGGATCGTAACCCTCGAAAATCGCCTCTACGATCTCCTGGTGTGTACGCTGGGAGAGAATACCCTCCACAGCGATCTCCTCTGCCCATTCATAACAGCCACCAGTGAGAAAATCACAGGGGAGCATGTATGGGTGGGTTTGATCAAACAAATCCTCGATCTTGCCCAGTTCGGTGTTGATGTCGGTGGGAATCTCCCAGCCTTCGTCGATCTGAACGGTGTCGGTGAAAGCGTAGGTCATGGGGTGTCTGTGGTTGACTTGATCAGTCTACAGGGTGGGTGGGGGCATTGCTGCCCCCTGGTGGACAGTGCTCAGGCTGGCACAGCTGCCCGAACCTTCGCCTTCTGTACCTTACGGTTTGCCCTTGCTGCCTTGCCCCACTCGCTGCCCTTAGGCTGGGTGCCGTGTACCAGGAGAGCGAAGGGACCATCCTCAAAGCAGGAGCGATCCTTAACATCGACCTTGTAACCTGCTGCCACTGCTTGATCCTCAGTCATGAACACTTTAGCATAACGAGGGAACACACCTTCGTCGATCATGTGATCGAATTTGCCACCATAGGAGGCAGTGAAGTAGAAATTAGCAGGCAGCACCAAACCAACAAACAGTGGCAGATTCTTGCTGTAGCAGTAGAATTTGATGCTAGGATTGGCGCTGGCAACTAACACCCAAGCGAGCAAATACTCAGGGGAGAAGAAATCACCAGACTCGTGAATTCTCACCTTCGTGATACGCTTAGTGAGATTCTTCTGGAGTTCGGTGTTGATGAGACCAGCACAGTTGCCCTCCTGGAGAGCTTCACGGATAGCCTTGAGGTTTGCTTGTCGTGCTTCATAAACTGGCGTGTACTGTACTTCAGAAGAAGCAGCAAAGCAGCGAAACTCAGTTTGAGGACCATCCCAAATCTTACGGTTTCCGTTAGAATCAATCCGAACCATTGAGAGGCACTTGTTAGCACCAGGGCAGGTTGTGCCAGCAGGCAGGTTGAAAATCAGGGTCTGCTTGTCGAGCTTGTCGTTGCCTTTGGAGAAGGTGAGCATGGCTCTGTCGTTGGTTGACTTGATCAGTATAGGGGCAGGGTGGGGGCACTGTGGGGGTCGAGTGGACAGTGCCCCAGGTGGCACACCCTCAGAAGTCTACAGCCCAGTCTGGGTCATTCTTTACAGCAACCCAGAAGAAATTCTTTCCATTGTGAGAACGAAGGAACACACGGTTCTCTTTAATTTGTTCCACAATACACTCTGGGTTGCTGTTCATCAAGTTAGCGAATCTGTTCTTCGCTTTCTTGCTCTTAGGTGTGACAAAAGCGAGGTCAAACATCACAGAACGTAGATACCGTGGGTGTTAAACAGTGTGGGTTGATTCTGTTGCCAACCCGTCATCATTTGCTGGAGTTGTTGTTGAGAATAGCGATTCAGAAAAGTATACTCAAACTCGGGTTTGTTATTCTGAATCCGAAGCATGTTCTGGATTGAGTTAATCAAACGTGAGCGAAGCATTGTGTTTGTTTGAACTGTGTTCAGTATAGGGGGCAGGATGCCCCCCTGTGGGTGTTAGTGTGCCAGTTTAGATTCTGACACATCACATGCCCAATAGTAGGCACGTTCAGTGGTAGAACTCACAAACAGCAGCACACGTTGAGTATAACGAAGCAGGGTCTCTCGCCCGCCGTTGTTATACCAATCGCTGACACGGTTAGCAACCCAAACCGTGACGCCGACGATGAATCCAACCACCGTGGCGATTGTATAAAGAATCTGTTGGATGGTTTCGTTATTCTGAACCATCTCCATCAGTTCGTTATACTTTTCGACGATGGGGTTGTTGACAAGAATGGCGGTGTTCATTGTTGTTAAGAATTGGTTGGTGGGTTGAGTATACTTTCCTCAACCACACACCAAGAATAGCAACACCAGGGGCACCAGTCAAGGGGTAGTGGACAGTTCACAAAGTGGCACACTAACACTTGACAAACACTAAAATACCCTCTAGACTATACTAGAGGGTATAATAAACTACTCTTGAGTAGTATAATCTACTTCTGTTACTATACTATAATCATCATATTCTACTTCTTTATTCTTTATATCTTCTTCTTTCATTTCTTGTATAATATATTCTTGAAATGTTAATGTATTAGACATAAAGATTATCCGTTAAAGTTTAATTTTTAATTATTTGAAAAAGTGAAAAATCTTAATTTTTGAGTTTTTAAGATTTTTCACTTTTTGAGATTTTCAGCTTTCCAACAATTCTGGATAATACTGATTTACCTCTTCCTTCAATTCTTCATCACTATACTTATCATAACCCTCTTGAAGATAGTCATAACACAGTGCCATCACTGTCTTAAGATCCATGTCGTCCAACATCTGCTGAACCAATTGATCTTGGAGTTCCTGACGATCCATCATTTCCGAAGGGGAGAGTTGAAGTAACGAGTGAAGCATAGCACCAGGATGATGCCAGTGGAGATGACACCGACCAGTCCGAGAACTGTCACAGCATCACCAGTAAAGTTGTAAGTGTCAACCATCATACATCATAACAAAGGTACATTGCTTTTTCATCTTCATACATGTCGATCTCAGATTCAGTCAGCCAAGGCAATGTCAGCATCATGTTGAAGAAATCAACTTGCCAACCATTCAGCATCATGATGTCGTCGTGACGAGCAATGATGTTGGTGTTGAAGTAATCCATGTGGATTTCTCAGGTACAGATCAAGAATAACATGGGTGGGGGGTCATGTCAACCCCCCTGTGCCACTTCAGATGGCGGACTTGAAGCCACGGCTCCACAGTGCCAGCCTCATGGTGCTAGCCTTCTCCACCTGCTGTTGGGTACGCCCAGAGCCCAGGGCTGCCTTCTGGAGCTGCTTACGGGTCTCACGACCAGCGGTGTTCACCAGCACGTTACGGGCAGACTGGAGGAGTTGCTGAGAAGTCATTTTGAACCTCGGTAGTGTTTGGTCGGGGTGTTCCCCCGATGAACATAGTATGGCACCCACCAGAGCCCCCTACAAGCCCCTCTGTGCCACCTCTAGAACTGTCACAGTGTCACACCACCGAGGCATCTCAAACGTGCTAAGAATGGCTTCTGGTGTAGGTATAAAAAAAGAGGGGCATTGCCCCTCAAAATATTACCTATTCCCAATCGCCATAGTCATCGTAATCCTTGAATTTGGTTTGACGCTTATTCCTTGTTGAATAACGTTTCTGATTTTGGACTTCATACCCAAAGTCTTCAAATTCTTCTTCAAGGGACAGATCTTTAAAAGATTCTGTGTACTTACGAGTGCTTTTTGCCATTTTTAACTCAATTTACTCCTGTTTTGTGGGTATTTTGTGATATTTATGTTCAAACAGCAACAATTTGAAGAGTTTGCTCTTCTTTCAGTGCTCGATTGAACAAACGACCAACACTTTGGTTGTTTTCAATAGCATTTTGAACAGAATCTACAAAATTACCAGTGGTATCACGGTAATTATAGCTATTACCACTATTAAATGTAATAGTGACAATGTTATCATCACTCATGCTAACAGCACTAATAGCAGTAGAATCAATGTTTTGAATGGTTTTCATGATTTATCGATTAATGGTTAAATGTTAACTTTGAAGTTTTTGGAAATCTCAAAAATCTTAAATTCTGAAGTTTTTAACTTTTTGAGTTTTTTGAGTTTTTGGGATTTCTCGATTTCTGAGATTTCCGAACTTCATGAATACAGTATAGGGCATCCTGCCAGGGTTGTCAAGGGGGCTGTGCCAGTCCCTGAACTGTCCTTCGAGGGTCTCCGAGGGTCTTAGAGTTAGACTGGGAGATTTGTCAAGCCCCTTTGTGCCACTTTGAGAACTGGCATATTTCGGCTTGACTTTCGAGTGGTGGCGGGCTTAGACAACAACACCTCCGTAGATTTCCATGCTTTCAGCAACAATTAACGAAAGCTTTTGTGAGGGAATCAAAACACTTAACTATGTTTTTTTAAACATTTATTAATATACTAGTTTTCCACAAGTTTTTCCACAACGTTGTGGAAAACTCAAAGGTATCATTGAGAACAACCCAGTCATACACTGGATACTCTACCTGCGGAAAGTAGCTGCCTTAATAGAGTTTTCTTGTGGTGTTGCCCATTCAAGATTACTTACATGATTATTTGTTGGTTCATGATCTATATGATTAACATAGATCATTTCACTTATAATCTCTTTGACTGGTGATGGTAACTCTTTCCAATATGTTTTCAATCTATGAGGTGGGTACTTTTCTATTGGTTTATATGTTTCTATTACTAACCTATGAACATATACTCTACGTTGATATGTTGTACAATTTAAATTTTTTCTTTTCTTTTGGTAGTGTTCATCATTTGGTAGTAATCCATATGGTATTGCTAGGCGAACACATAAGTAATCTTTCTTTCTATCCCATTTTGTTTGCTTCATTTCTACCATTGGTCCTGTTGTAACATATCCAGTATTCTTTCCTTTGTTTCTGATTCTGGTAGTGAATACACGCCCATCGGTGGAAACATAGTAACCAGGAATAACTTTACCACAAAATACTGCTGCTTTGATCATGCTACCATCCATTCATGAACAGGATAATCCATTTGATCAAGTAAACAAGCAGCAACTTCATTCATTGCTACATTACGATCTGATTTGTAGACATTGTGCTGTAGATCCATTGCCCGAACGTATAGAGCATCAGCAAGGGCTGTACGCTGCTCAGGAGTCAGTGTAATGGTAACGGTGGTGTTCATGTGGGTTGGTTGAACTGTGCTTATTGTAATGGGTGATAGGTGGGGTTGAGACTAGAAAGGGACAGTTGCTAAGCTGTCCCTTGATTAAAATTATGATGATTGTTTTGCTTCATAATCCTGTTGGAGTTCTTTCTCATTATAATAGAGAAACACTTCATCAGGATATTGTCCTATCCATTCTAGGAACTCATCACCTATGGCAATAGCATTATCCATTTGGTTTTCTTCCATTAAATGTTGGAAGCGATCCTGCATGTATAATAAGATCTGATCTGATTGTTCAGATACAGATTCATATTCTTTTTCTTGTTGTCTTTGTTCTTCGTCTGGTGTCATTGGACCTCCACTGTTAATTCATTTTTTAAATGGTCATAGTTAATAAAAGTATAGTTCTCAGGGAGAGATTCTACTAAAGCTTTGACGAATTCAAGTGGGAAATGACCATGGTAACGCCAAAAGATTTGATTACGACGTTCATTTGATCCTGGTAATGGTTTAGGATGAATGATGTGTTGTCCTGGGGTGAGTTCAGGATAGGGCTCTAGTAGCTCTGTGACATGTTGTATCACTAAAGGTGATGGTCTAGTAGTAGATTGGCTCATTTGACATACATGGCAGGTGTGTACTGTTGAAGGAAGTCTACAGAAGCTTTGTACAACTGATATTGATCAGGCACAAGATCCATCCAATCAATCAGATCAAATGAATCCCAATCCACTGAACCATCATCATTGACATCACAAATGACGGGAGTGCCCATTTCGTCCAGCATGATTGCTTTATCTTCAATCACGAAATACATTTGGTCGTGTTCCATGTTCCTCCGTTGAGTGTATGTAGTGAGTGTAGCAGATCAGGTGGCTGATGTCAACACCTTGGGTAGACCCACAAGGATCAAGAAAGAGAGCAGAGCCACAACATCCCAACACTTATTCCGTATCATGTACGGAAGTGCTAGGGCATTTGCTACCATGTACAACTTGGCACCTGTTACAGTGTCATGGTACATGGTAATATAATATGCTGTGACAACAAGAATAGATGATATGATTCTTGCTTTTACATCAGGTTTCATACTCTTTGAGGACAATGTTCTTTGATTTAGGGAACATATCTTCTCCTCTCATGACATATTCTACGAAACGCTCCACACGTTCGAGACTAGTATCATGTGATTGTGACATCATCTCACTCGTATACTTCAACATCATGAAGAAATCATCACGACATTCTATCCAAATACCAAATCGTCGTACTTGAGCATGATACCAATGAATATCAGGATTGTTTGTTAAGGATGGCTTTCGAATAATTCTCATTTTCATGGTGTTACCTCTTGTGTAGGGGGCTCTGGAGGGGCTGGTGGTACTTGTGGCGTGGGTGGCAGCTGTGGCATGATTGGAGCCTGCTGCTGGGGCATCTGGAGGGGGCTGGAGAGCTTTTCTTCTAGCTTCTCCTCCAACTGTGTGAGTTTCTGCTCAATAGCAGGTTGTGGTTCTTCTGGTTTATATTCTGGCTGATTCTGTGCCAGTTTATAACCAGCAGCACCAGCAGCGAAAATACTAGCCAGTGCTGCTACTGTGGAGACAGTTGATTGAAACTTACTCATTTTTGTTGATGATGGCTTTGAGTTCAAAGATGGCGTTACTTACAGTCGCCTCAAGATAACCATAACAATAGGGATACCCATGCTCATTTTGAATGGCAGGGTTCTTAGTCACCTTCAGGGCATCTTGGAGACCTTCCAGAATGCTTTCCAGATGCCAGGTGGTGACTTTGGTGCTGCTCATGTTGAGTTGGGTGAACTGAGATCAGTCTAGCTCTCTCAGGTCATCCAGCAGGTCTTCTGGGACAGTCTCGTAACTGTCCTCCAGATAGATGTGTTCAGCACTTTGTAGAATACTCTTCCTCATGCTGTAATCATCATACATGTATTCAGTTGTGTCAAAGTCAGAAAAGTAAGTCATGATTCGTGTGAATGGTTTCCTTTTACAAGTTCAAGTGTATCATACTGTGGAGGATATACAATTACACATACATCCCTCACTCGTTCAGTTGGAAATTCTCGTATACAAACTGTCATGTAATGTTCACAGGCAAATCTTACATGCCCATACATGCCTTTATAATATACTTCTGTTCCTACGGGCAGCATACTCGTACTCTGTAATTGGTCGTTCTCCAGCAGTTGATCCATCATTATCAGGGTACATACAATTAGCAATATACAATGCTTGATGTGAATTGTTTGCTACCACATATACATCAGCAATAATACAATTAGGCACATCATCGGGAGCATCTTGTAAAGGCAAATACACCTCCACAAGATACACTTTGCCGTTCTTTAAATGATTTTCAAAATCAATAACAAGATCAGACATCATACTCTTTATTCAATTCAGATGTCAGTTCAAAACGTAGTTCGTCAATCTCTTCACGAAGATGTCTGATTTCTTTCTGTAATCCAATGATTTCACCTTGTTGTGTTTTGATCAGTTCAGCATACTCTGCAATGAGAGCTTCTGCTTGTTCTAGGCTTGTCATACTAGTTACCTTGGGACAAATGATATTTAGTGTGTCGCTACAGTTGGATGTAGCGACACTATACAATCAAAGAGTATAAAACTCAGTGGAAGAGTAAATGTTTCTGTCGAGATATTCAAGAGTTGACGGGGCATACTCAAGGTTTTGAATAACATACTGTTTGTAGATTTCATGGATTCTTGCCAACGTTTGAATGTTAGCATAATCCATTTCGCCAGTAGCAATCTTGTATTCAATCTTGCTCTTGGCAATGGCATCATAGCCCATCCCGTTGGCAATGTAAAGGGTCCCCAGGAACGTATCGTAATTATTCGTTACGTTTGCTCCGTGAAGCGTTTCCATGTATAGTCTGGGTGACTTCACAATTTTACTCGTGAGGTCATCATCACTGATGAGTTTAACATTTTCACGGATTGATTTCCAATATGGAGTATCATCACGTTGAGAAAGCACATAGTGCATTGCCACAAAATCTTTGAATTGTTCAATGGTATAATCAGCAAAATGATTGAACCCATCAATATCAATCAAGTTGATGTCACACTTACGACGCTCAAGAGCATTGATTAAACAAATAATATTCTCGTGAGCGGTGAGAAGACCAGTTGATTCAAGTGGCTCAATGAAACCATATGACAAGCCAATACCAACTACATTCTTCACCCATGCTTTTTTATGCTTGCCATGTTTGATCTTGATGAAATTAAACTCTAGATCATCCATATCAAATGATCGTACCATGAATCGAAGATCATATTTTTTTAAGATGTGATCTTTGTACTCTTGGAGAGCAGTTTCATCATCAACAAACTTACTGGAGTAAACATATCCAGAGCCCATACGATCCCACAAAGGAATTGTCCACACCCAACCATTTGGCATAGACCAACAATCAGTATAGTTTACCAGCTCTTCAGGTTTATCTGAGTATGGGATTTTACAAGCAATTGCTCTGTCATTGTATAGAACATCATCAAATGGCACGAATTCTGAATTCATTTCTTGTTCAAGTAGAACAGAAGAGAATCCAGTACAGTCAATAAACAAATCAGCATATACTGTGCCATTTTGTTTTGTGTCTACACTGGCAACATAACCATCATCTGACTTGTTGACCTTAACAACTGTATCTGAAATATGTTCAACACCATTCTTATCACAAATGTGTGTCTTGAGGTATTTGGCAAAGAGATCAGCATCAAAATGATATGCTGTATCACGATTGAAATTCAAATTCCTAATGGTGCTGTTGTCATTAGTGAGTTTGTTTTGGGTAGCAAGAAATGTTATTGGATTATAATACTCAGCAAATGTATCTGGTTCATAACTATTGTCGATATGCTTGATATAATACCAATCTTCCAAACCTATCTTGTTAGTCGAATCGAGTGGACCAAAGGGATAATGGAATCGTGTATTACGTTGCCTCCAATCAGTAAAGCTAATTGATACCTTGTATGTGGCATTACAATGCTTCATCCAATCAGTATCCTTCAATTTAAGCAGATGTAAATACTGGTTAAATTGACCAAGCGTAGACTCTCCCACACCAACAGTGCTAATTTCAGGAGATTCAATGATAGTTACCATACATGTAGGTATTCTCTTGGCGATGGCAGCAGCAGTCATCCAACCAGCAGTTCCACCACCAACAACACAAATTTTATTAATAATCATGATTTGCCATTTACTGTAACGTAATAATTATAACACATACTTGAACGGTTGAGAAGCTCCTCTTGGTGTAGAGTGTAACCAGCCACACCAAGAGCAAACAAAACAAAAATAACTGATTTCATCCCATACCTCGGGGGAATTCATGTTTACAATCAGGACACAACCAATGATTGATTCTATCCTCACCAAGAAACTCAATGCCAATCACACGAGAGTAGAAATAAGGCGGAGAATAATGCTGTCGATACTCTTTGGGGATGGGTTTATCCACCCAGTTTGCCCCACATTCGGGACAGTTCCGCATCTTAGTGATATTTGTGTACTTCATTCACATAAACTCCATCATGTAATAGTCTACAGTTACCTCAAGTTCCGCAGCTTTCTCCTCAATGGCTTGATCGAATGCGGAATCAATCTCAAATTGGTCGTGTTCCTGTTGTTCAGTCATTGGTTTCAAGTGCTTCCCAAGCAGTAAATAGTTTAGCATAGAGTTCGTTTCCGTCAATCTTTGTGTGATTTTCAAGATGAACCTGGATGTGTTGGTTGAGATACTGGAGAGCAGAGACAAGATAGTTAAGCTCTCCAGAATTGAGACGTACAAAATCCTCAGGCATCGTAGCCAGCATAGCGGAGCATGGCTCGTCGGGCATCATAGGCAGTGAACTCATTAGGGTAGACTCCAAGGCAGTGGCGAGTCTCACGATCAATGATCTCCCACTTGCTCGTACCAATCCTAGCACGAACGATCATGGGGTTGTCAATGCCCAGGGGATAAGGCTTTTTGGTGGTCATGCTCATTGGATTTTACCCTCGCTAATGTCGTTGATAATGAATCGAAGTTTGTCAATAGTCTCTTGATCAACATAATTGTCGATCATCGTGTCTGTGTTGTAGCAGTCTACAATAAGCTTAGCAGCATCGTAGACAGCAGCAACAGCTTCGTCACGGGTTTCAAATTGAAAGTTGCTCATGAGGTGTTCTCTTGAGTACCCCCATATTATGGCATCCCTTCGTGGGCATGTCAAGGGGTGTGTGCCAGTTTCAAGACAGTAACAGGTGAGGTGCCGAATCGTAGGCTGCTTGTGGTACGTTCTTCAACTCTGCTGTAATAGCACTCTTGATTGTAGTAATTCCTTCAGAATAATCGTATATCTTGTAACCTTTCTTACTGATCACACCATATATGGTCAAGAATATACGTTGTTTGAGATATGTTTGATAACTCTTGCCACCAATAAAAGTAAACCACGCCAGCTGAGCATGTACATAGTGAGCTTCTATTCTATCATCTGTCTCTTGTTTAGTTGCTGGTCTAGTGATTTGTATTTTATCCTTATCTTTAGGTCCTTTCTTGTTTGGATTGGGTATCATGTCTTTCATAGTGAAACTAGCAAACTCATCTGATATTTTGATGGATGGGCTTATCTGTTTCCTCACGAGATTGATTAAACAAACCTGATATGCTATGTGAGATTGCTGTCTACCATTTTCTTCATCATACAAAGCAAAAAAGTCTTTTAAGTTTTTGGATTGCTTAACAGTATATAATATCTTCTTCGTTACTAATTCACCTGTTGCTTTCATGTAAAGTTGTTTCAACTTAGGCGAGAATGTTTTTGTGTCTACATTACCAGTTTCTTTCCCAGTTAACACATACTTAAATGCTCTCATTCTCATGTTGACTAGTTTTCTTATTACAGTAGAATACTCACTGTATTGTTCATAGAAATGTTCAAATGTTGATACACCACCGCCACCAGTCCATGGAGGACCTTGATGCCCAACTTGAACAAAACCATTCCAGCCAGCACCATATCCTTGAGCAAGGAATACAATCTTGTAATTAATATCACTCATTGGCTCAGCATCTCTACCAAATACTTTCTGTGCTGCCACTTTATATCTAAATGTCACAGGCAACTCCCATGTCAATACTTTAGGAGACACTTTAAACTGACCGTATTCTATTTTGATTAGATTTTCAATTAATGATTTTAGTTGTTGTGGTGTAGATGAAAGAGCCAGAACCATAAACTTAGTATATGGATCAATATAATCAGATACTTCTTTCTTTACTCTCTGTGTTCCAATAATGTTTATGTATTTCTTTTGTTCAATTGTGCCAGGTAGTTTTAATGATACTGGCACTAGTGATCTAGTATTAGATGAAGAATAAAAGTATCTGTTTAAAATTGTTCTGTATGTGTGACGATTCAAACAATAGTTCTTTAATATAGTAGCATCGTCAGCATTTATTATATTTGTGTTGATGTCATTCAATATTTCAGTTTTTTTATTTTTGTTGACAATAAACACATCAAAGCTAGCAAGCATGTCCAGTTTAAATGATAATCCAAACACATCTTTAATTCTATTCAAAGCAGCATCTTTGACAGTCATTGTAAAACTATCAGTCTGATCTAAAAATTCATAGATTGACCAGTTCTGTCCAATAACCTGAGAATCATATAAAGTTAATGCTACATCGTATACTTTTTGTACCGTAGAGTTAGCTGTAATCTTATTGTCTTTCTTGCTATATTTTGTTTTGAATTCATTAATCGTTTTTCTAAACGGAAATGATTTGCCTAGATTATGCCTGTATGATAGTAAATTTAAGTTTCCGAGACCAAGAGTTCTCCTATCATTAATTGGTAAGAAAAGCTGATAGAATTTCTCTTGATGTTCTTTGTACAGAGCATAATCTGTGGGAGACAACGGGCGAGTGTTGTTCCAATTTATTGGATTAGAGGCAAAATGAGCAAATGCCAAACACTGGACAAATTCTTTGGTGTTTCCTGTGTTACCTTTTGCCATGGGTCATAGTTTTTAACTATTTAGATTTACGCTTTGGCTTCTTCTGTTTTTCTCTATGTTTTTTCAGTGCCTCAATAGCTTGCTCATCTGTCTTGTGATCGCTGAGCTGCTGTCCATTGTATATTAAAACAAAACGGTCCCCCCAGGGGACCGTAGCATATCCATCTTTAGTTATCATATCCTAGTCTCTCTCTACAGTATTTAAACCGTTCCCATTCCTCGTCAGTGAAGTTATCACTAGCATATGGGATGCCCACTACATAAGCACAGAATTTGTTGATCTGTTCAGATTGATTGCTGGAAGCAATAATAGCACTGGCGAGGAGTTCAATCATAATCACTTACCGTCGAAACCACCTGGCAGGATGTCCATCTTAGCACCGTTCACGATAATCATCTTTTGGATGCTACCATTCTTCATTGCTTCACGGAGAATCTCATTACGCTGATACTCAAGATAGGACGGAGTGATAGTCGAAGCAAGAGATTTGTTCTCGTTCGATTTCAGTTCAGCAGTACGGTTCTTCACAATCTGTTCCTTCTCAGCAGATTGAGCAGTCACCACACGGTTCACAGCAGCAACCAGATCCTCGGGAAGATCTGCTTTCACAACAACCACAGATTCAATATCAATCTTGCCGCCCAGGTTGTTCTTATCCAGAGCAAGAATCAGATTCTGTTTGATGGTATCCTGAATCTTATCCAGACTGCTGTTCACATCCAGAGCAGGATATTCGTCAACCGATTGGTTCACAGCAGAAGTAATCAGACGCTTGATGAAACTTGCCATCAGTTCAATCTGACCATTCTCACTTCCATATCTTTCATAATGGTGTTGTCTTTGGTCTTCGGAGTCAGGTTATCCGATTGAACAGTGATCTTACGAGTGTTGAAGACTTTGATAGAACCGAAACCATCGTATTTAATACCAGGAGTCAGCACTTCATTCTTCACCTGACCATCAAATCCCACGTAGAGACCATTCTCACCAGTGTTGATGGTGGTGAATTGACCAGCAGTGAGCACGAGAGCGAGCAGAACACCGCCAGCACCAAGAACAATTTTGCCAGTAGACATAGTTAGTTAGGGAGTAAAGAACAAGAATTAGTCAGAAGTAACACCAGCGTAAATCAACGCTACTGCTACGATGAGAAGAAGAACGAGGGGCAGCATCTTCATAAAGAACAATACTGGAATGCCCCTCGACAATAGAATCAGCAGGATAAGAAATACACCTGCTCCAGTACCAAGAATACGAGCAATCATTTTACATCAGGGAGTAATCCAATCATAACCATCAGGTTGTTTAACAGTCTCATACCCATCATATTCATCAATACGATAAGGACCAGAGACTTCTTTGATAGCAAGTTTAGCACAAGAACCGTCTGCTTTCTCTCCCAGTTCTTCTACAACTTGAACAAGAATGGGGTCGTGACGGGAAACATTATGATCATACCAAGTTTGTTTTGAATATCTTTCGTTGAAGTCCTTACGTTCATCTTGGGTCATCAATCGCCATTCTTTTTGGACTACACGTTCTTCAGGTGGAACCAACCAAACATTGAATCCCCACGAAGAATTTTCAATCCAAACTTGTTGACCTTTGATTTCCCAGTAACGCTCACACGCTTCACGGGACAGACCGAACCCACCGTAGCAGGCATTATATACTACTTTAATCACAGTGCTGCTACCTCTTCCATAATGATTTCTACATCACGCTCATCACGATGACCAAGAACATCCTCAGTGATGGGAGTATCATAGCACAGTTCAAAGTCATCTTCATTTCCTTTGATGACTGCTACCTCATACAGATCATGGGCATAACCATATGATCCAGGGAATCGTACCACACTCACACCATAACCATTGGGGAAAAAGTGTTTTGCTTGAACCCCGTCAGTAGTATAGTGTGGATGGGGTTGAAAGTCAAGATCAGTGAATTTCATCGGATTTAAAGCGATCGGACCAGGCAGTGTTGAAGCGTTCACGAAGATTCTCAATCATAGTGTAGCGTTGAACAATCTCACTGTCCATAGGAAGATCATAAATTCCATAAGGACAAGCAAAATTCATCGTTTCAACTGCTTGAAGTAGTACATCACAAATCATTTGATGCTCAGCATATGTCAATGTAATGTTGAGATCATTCCGATCAATGTGAAGATCATCGTTTGTATCTTCAACGATGAGTTGATTGATTACAGGGAGCGAAATCATAATCAGAAAGCAATCTCGTCGAGAGTGGGCATAGGACCAGCAGATACAGTTTCAGTACACTCTGCTGTCACAGTATCGCCAGCAATAGCATCAAGAATGCTCAGAATTTGTTCGCCATTGGAACCCTTACGGAGCATGGAGATCAGAAGTTGCTTGCTCATGGTAATAAAATAATAAGGTTTACAATTAGTCTTCGATAGGGAACAGTTGCCAAGTGTCAGGGCGAATGCCCATCTCTTCACAACGAACCTCGTAGGCAATACGCTGGAGCAGACGGAGATCCATGTCTAGCACCGCTTTACGGATGGTGTGACGGATCTGGGCGTCTTGGGTGGTGTCAGTAACCATGTCGGTTGCTTGAGTACCTACTCATTATAGGGGTGAAACCACCCCGATGTGGGGTGGTGTGTGCCAGTTGTCAGACTGCCAGTGCTGCCGAAGGAATCTCGGCAATGGTGGGCATAGTGTTCTCTTCGAACTGGTGACGATCATAGCAGATCCACTCATCATCGAGCGTGAAGATGTAAGCATACTCTTCGCCATCTGCCAAGTAGTCATACTTGTTGGCATCGAGGCGAGGGGGGCAATCCTCACCACGCTGAGAGTAGTAGTTAGGACCATACTCAGATGGCTTGCCATTGTGATCCATGGGCAGCTCAGTCCAGCAACAGCTCATGTCACCACCATCAATCAGCTCAGCCGCCTTCTCACGGCTGTTGTAGTGGGTCTTGAGGATACGACCCAGCCACTCGGGATAGCCATCCCAGTGGTGATACACCGAAAGGATCGACTCGTCGGGAAGCATGATGCCGATTCGTGAGCGGGTTGCCATGTGGTCTCCGTTGTTGACTCACTTAATATAGGGCAAAACAAAGGGGGCGTCAAGCCCCCTGTGCCACTTGCTCAACTGTCACCCACCATTCTCTCGGATGCTTCTCACAAGATACGCTGTAAATTGTTCCATTTTTTCAGGTGATACTGACTGGGGAAGATCATGAATGGCATTTCTCAGAGCAACCATTTCGCTCCATTCTTCATTGTTGAGATTGCTATTTGGTTGTTTTGGGAGAGTCATAGATACCTCGTTTGTCAGCATTTCAACACATTATACATGTATTTAACCAAAATATGTTATTTGTGTAGTTATGTGAAAGGACCAAACATTCCTTTATCACCATTCATACGCTCTTCCATCTTATCGATGAACTCATCAATCTTCATCAGTTGATCAATATCACCAATCATAGCAGAAATAGTTTTACATACCAGGGGTCGTTCCTGTCGAGCAGCATATGCTAGGGCATTACGAAGCGATGCTTCGGCTTCTTTTAAACTGGTAGCTACAGATTCAGATAGTGCCATTACTTCATTACCTCGTAGTGTTTGGTCAGTGTGTCAATAAATTTTTTGGTCGTTTGTTTGTCAAGCAATACTTCAGCAAATGCTCCACACCCATACCTTGATTTCTTACCAAGAATATACAGGAAAGCATACTTCAAACGTTGCCAGATGCCAAGATCAGACAGATGAACATGAAACCAAATGGTATCATTAAAATCTGGATCAGCATCAAAAGATAGAACCAGTTGGTGATCTATCTCACCACACTGACAAACAAATAAAGTATTACTTTCCATGATTGTTGATGGTTGTTTGCCAAAATGTGGTAGTCATATCTTGTGATCCTGCCATACGAGCAACCACGTTGCCATCAATCAACGCCACAAGCGTTGGTGTTGCCACAACACCACATTCTTTGGCGAATTCAGACCACTGACCATTTTCTTTAGCTGGTGTGATAGTTACCACATTTTCCCAACCTTCTACTTTCTTCAGTTGTGTTTCGGCATACAAGCAAGGACGGCATCCTTCCTGTACAAATAAATGTATTTCTTTCATTGGGTGAGTTCGGCGTTGTTACACATTGCTTCCATTTCTTCTTCAGTATATTGAGGATTCTCTGGATTTTCAAGGCGAGAGAGTTGTGCTCTCACATCATCAAGTTCTTTGCCAGCATTAATTGCTGTTCTCCAAGCACATTGAAAATTACGATCATAATCTTCAAGATAATATTTGATGTAATCACACGAAGCATACATCAAGGATTCTGCTCGACTCTTATCATTATTGTCAAGATATTCAAGAGCAGTTTCCATCATTTCCTTGATGTATCCAAGTTTGGATGTCATCATATCAAGTTCGTTCATGCTGTCCCAGACATCGCTGTAAGTAGTCATCAAGTGTCTCCAAGCGTGAAGTTTCTAAGAGTATACTCGCTTTGATCCATCATGTCAAGTCGGTTCAGGATCTCATACAGAGTATTGTCAGTCTCGATTTGCTCATCTTTGAGACGGTCTACCAGCAATTCAAGTTGGTATATTCGTTCCGCCAAAGATTCGTATTCAAAATTATATTCTGACATAATTATGCTACCCAATCTGGTTTACGTTCTGGCATACGAAGATAATTAGATGCAACCCAAGGTTTGGACGAAATATACATCTTGTAAGCAGTAAAAGTGTCAATGCTTGTGTCAAGTTTAAATTCATCTGGCATAGCACGGGCGAATGGTGTTACTTCAGTAATTTTACCCTTTGGGAACAGATAATATGCTTCCAAAAGAGTAAAATAACATGAATGTGGTTTTCCATAACGAAGTTCAAATTCATCACACAAATTCATACCATGTTTAATCAACCAGTAGGCATTATGAATAGATTCTGCTGCCCATTGTGTACATGGATGATTACGAAATGCTCCCTTTTCTGTGGCATATGGAGTGGCATCTGATTTATGAATAGGACCATAATTATGATACCACTTCGATGCTACTATAGAAAGCATTTGACAGCACTCTAACGGCATCTTGACGATATGTTTGTCAGGAAGGCACAAAGCAGATTCTGCTGGCCATGGTGATGTGACAAAGATGTTCATAGGATTCCAACTTCTTTAAGATACTCACGATAGCGTATAAACCGTCCAAGTTTTGGCTGGTTCACAACTTGTAACTGATGACAAATTTCACAATAACACAACCAATCATACCATGGCGTAGTAGGATCCAGTTCGTGATATGGGTATTCTTTAGAGTTTTCCACCTACTACTCCTTCGTGTGTTTGTGCTTCTGGGAATCCTTCTTGAAGCCATTTAAGATAACATCGAGTAGCATTAACACATTGTTCCTCTGTGAGAGATGTAATGATAGGTTTTTCATTTTTATCAAAAGAGTGCCAAAGTCCATAAGGAGTTTTCTTTAAATAAAATGCTCCTTCATCATAGAAAATTTGCTCGTTGTTCTGGTCGCTCATCTGGTACTCCTTCAATAATAATTTGTGCTGGTTCATCGTTCCAGTGGCGAACAACACCAGCAACGATGAACATATTAGTAATTAGATACGTAGCAAATATAATCGTTCTAACGATTGCTACTCGGTCTGCCACGTCGTCTTTTTTGTGTGCTTTCTCCCCCAGTGCTAGTGCCCACAGGTGCCACAGTTTTTTCATTTGGTTCAAAGAATTGATCTAGTGAAGAGAATAGTTGTTGTTTGGGTTTCCTGCCACGTTTCTTCGGTGTTTCTACAGGTTCTTCCTTATCCACTACAGGAAGTGGCACAGCAAGAGCAGGATCTTGATAATGAATGGTAACATCCTTTGCCTTGATCTTGTAGCGAGTCAAATGCTTTTCCAGATGATTCTGGCACTGAAACCAGCAGATTTTACGTTCCTTCCCATCTTGATACTCCAGACGAACTGGAAATCCGCTGTGAGGGAACAGGTCTTGGTCTTGCTTCATAATGTTGTAATTTGCCGTTGAGAAAGGTAAGAGCACACTCGGGCCAGTCTTCCCACCGACCTTTGTAGTTCTCTGGATATACTACCACAGTTCGGGAGATCCGACAAGGGGTGACTTTGCCATGATTGCCGTTTGGCACCCATTCAAACCCAAGAAAAGCAGTATCTGATTCTACCATATCAGATATGTCGGTTTCATCAACAACCCACAAGCGTCCCGATGGATCTAACCAGTATAGATCAAGAGCACCTCTGTAGTGTTCATGAAATGTCTTAGATTGACATACAGTTTCAGTAAATGGTTCTCCAAGATCATACGATGATCTG